AATCTATTTGATATAGCTAATGGAGATTATTAATGACTTACAAAAGTACAATGGCACTCAATTTAAGAATGAGTAATAAAGTAAAAAGTCGTCACCAAGAAGGTGTATGGAATAATCCTGTAAAGATGCAAATGATAGTCGATAACAAAGGGTGGAAACCTACAGTTTATCGCCCTTTAAAAACATCCTCTTTATTAGACTCAGACCAACTATCATAATAACCTAGCCTGTCTAACTTACGACTTGCTAGGTTTAACTTATCTTTTGACTGTAAAAGTATTAATGCCCACTTACCTTGGTTCATTTCAACGCCATTGATAATTTCTTTATCGTCAGGATGATCTGGCAAAGCTATAAAACCTCTTGGTAATAACTCTTGTGTATTCATTTCATCAACTTCTTGTTCTAGTTCTTTGGCTGTTATCATATCAGGCTTTATCCCTATTACGATAACTTCTATCCTATCCCAAAACTGTTTATTGAATGTTGCGTATTGATATAGTTGAACTGCTATGTCCTTTTTATGCTCAACATAACACCAATGTATTTTACCTTTGTCTAATGCAGCTTGTGCATATGGACAAGGTTCGTATCCCAAAGACTGGTTAGGTTGGCTCACAAAGGTTTTTATCCAATCTGATACGTCTTCTTCGAGTTCCATCATTTCGTTAATCATCAGGGAAGTCTCTATATAAGAAGTGTTGAATCGTTTCTACATCGACAAGATGATTGAAACCTTTATGCTCTTTCTCTATATCATCGTCATTACGTATCACATTTGTCATAGCATCATCTAATTGTTGTAAGCCTTTAAATTCCATATCAATGCGAAACTCTGGCAAGTCCATAGACCTAAAGCCTAGCTTCATTCGAGTGATACGAAAACTTTCAATCGCTCCGTTTTTTTCCATCTTACTTAAAAACTTTTTCATTTCAGCTACAAACCAGTGTGCGTTTACACCTTCTTTGTGATCTGCGTAAATTGTATATACATCCATTATAGAGGTCCCATTTCTTCATATCCATCAAATTTGCTTTTATATGGTTGATTTTCACCTAACCATAAGTAATCATATCCACTCTCTTTATACAAGGCACATTCTGTAAAAAGACTTTTAGCTCCAATACTTAAAGATGGTTTCTCATAATTCCACGCAAATTGAATCGCTTCTGCATCAGAAGTGCTGTGCTTACGTATTATACTAAATGCAATTAACTTTTCATTATCATAGTATCCAATTATGTCATGTAACGGATCAAGATATTCAGTATCAAAAATAGGCATATGACTTTGAAACTTTTTATACTTACAATATTTTGTATATATACTATTAAGCTGTGGTATCTTATTATGGACATCACTAATAAATTTGTAATCTAAACACACGTCATAGTATGACATAGATAAGTCTATACGTGAAAAGATCATTGAGGCACCTTATGAAAAATCAATACAATATTTGGAACAAATGGGACAAATTAAAAACAGTTGTCCTTGGTGATACTTATAACAAAGAATTCTACAAGGATATTAAGAGTAAGGACACTAGGGATTGTTTCTATAGAATTGCAGATGAGTGTCAAGAAGACTTAGAAAATTATTCTAATGTATTAAAAGATTTTGGTTGCACTGTATTACGTCCTGAAATAGATACAAATGATAATATTATGAACCACGTAGATCAAAAAGGTAGAATGCGTATGGGAAGAGGAGGTGTGCCTAGGCCACCCTTGTGTCCTAGAGATGCACAACTTGTAGTTGGTAACAATATTGTTTACACAGATATTGAAACCAACGATCCTTGGGGTAAGTTATTAAAAAAATATAACAACACTGACGTCGTTGATTTAAGAGTCGATAGTGTTTCAGGTCGTCGTCTGGATGGGTTTAAAAAAGAAGTTATACACGCACCTCAATATACTATGGTTGGACGTGATCTTTACATTGATACAAATGATACACCTATTCGTCCATGGCAACAGCAAGAACTCCTGAAGTCTACAAAAGATATTAGATTAAACTATCTTAAAATAGGTGGTCATAATGACGGAGTTTTTCATACGTTAAAGCCAGGAGTGATTATAAGCCTAGAAGATATACAATTTTATGATAAGACATTTCCTGATTGGGATCTTTTATATTTACCTGAGCAAAGTTGGGAAAAGGTCAACGGCTTTTTAAAAATGAAAAAAAAGGTACTAGGTAAATGGTGGGTGCCTGGAGAAGAAGACAACGACGAGTTTACAATGTTTGTCGAAAGTTGGCTTAATGGTTGGGTAGGGTATACAGAAGAAACTGTATTTGACGTTAACTGTCTTGTGCTAGATGAGCATCACGTTTGTGTAAACAACATGAACCCAAAAGTGAATGCTTATCTTAAAAAGCATAAAATGGAACCTATCCACGTACCTTGGCGACACAGATACTTCTTTGATGGTGGACTACATTGTCTTACACTAGACCTTTACAGGGAAGGTCATATGACTGACTACTTCCCTGCAAGAGGTGATGTTGGTATTAATGATCTAGGTGTTTAGTTCCAACGATAAAAGATGTGATCGTCAATACGAACTTTTTCATCAAGTGTCGGTGCCCAATTAGGATACACGCCTGTTGTGTGATAATGTGTCGAACCTTCTGAAACATCAAACTGTTCGTAAAGGTCAATAGAGTCTAAAGCCACCATGTGTGACTGAAACCATAAATCAATGTTCTTAGGGACGTCTGTGAGTCCGTCACAATACCAAGAGAACTGACACCTATGACGTTTCATTGCACCACTGCTATGCTTCAATCCTTGATGTACAACTTTACAAACTGTATCTGGATAACGCTTATCTAATACACGATTAATAGTCACATGGGCGACTGCCATTTGACCTAAATGTGATTGATTACGAGATTCGAAATATATGTTTTTGGCTAGGCACTCCATACCTTCTGGATCTTGTGCCAATAACGCCATTAAAACTACTGTATTCATTTGTCAACTTCCACACAAATTTCATCACCATATTCTTCAGCATAAATCTTTGCGTTTTCAGCTTCAATACGTAGCAATCCTAATTTAAAATCTTCTGATACTTCAGGTGCAGGAGTTAATACATAACCCAAATTTTGTGTCATATTTAAGTTTCTTATTACCATTACAATATCTCCTTTAAGCGAACATTGGTTGCATGTTTGAGAACACGGCGTTGTAGGCATTAACTTCACCGCTATAGTGATCAAAGAATTCATCATCATCTTCAAAAGCTACAACAGCTACTTTGCCGTTGAACAAATCATTTTGACTTGCGATGTATTCATCCCAAGCGTTCTGCATTGCGTTCATACCTTCAAGAGTATCGCCTCGACCATGTCGTGTCATAGTATCCCAACCCTCTTGGAAGGAAACTTCGTCTTGATAAAAATTAGGAATTCTAAACATGTGATTCTCGCTTTCTTTGTTTCTATACCATCTTTATATTTGATTCGGATTGGTTTGTCAACCCTTTTATTTCAATAAATAAATCTTTTGGCATAACACCAAGACCAACAGCAGTTCTGGTCTGGCAGTAATGAGCGTAATCTTTACACTCACTAGCTGATGGAAGTTCGTAGGCGGAAGGAAAAAAATCTAACATATTAAGATCCTGTTACTAATTCAAATGAGCCGTCTGCTTGTCTATCGAAACCTTCCACATATTTGTGGTGGTTGTCTTGCTCAATAGCAGACTGTGTGATCAAGTATTCGGCGGCTTTCCAAAACTCTTTGACAGTATTACCTATGACATAGGCTTTGTAGACGATCTTCTCTTGAGTGTTGTTCATCATCTGCTCAACTGTAGCATCTTTAGAAATAACTTCATAAGTGATCTTCTGTTGACTGTCACCCTTACAGGCAGTACCTTCCCACTCACCTTCATACATCACTTGATCAAGGCTAGTGAACTCGGTGTCACAAGACCAGATTGAGTTGTAGTTCAGAGCATCTTGGTGGAAACCGAAGTATTCGCTTTGTTCTTCATATGTCATGTGCAAGTCTCACTTTCTTTGTTTCTATACTATTTTAATAGCACACCGATTCGGGGTTGTCAAGCCCTAAATGAAAATAATTTAAATTAATATTGAGGATGATAAATTACTTTTTTGACGCTTTGTCTAATTCCCTGCCAACCTGTTTGCGCGATGCGTACGGCTGTTGCCGCTTGAGATTGTGTTGCTTTGATTTCCCATTCGTCAGCGGCAAACTCAACAGCGGCATCAAATGCTCGCTTCCAAGATGCTGTTGCTTCGTAAGATGTCAAAGCCGCTTCGGCTAATGCTTGGATGTCGATGTCATTCATGTATGCGTTTTTCATTTTATTTGTCCATTGCAAGTATTAACTTCATTTCATCAACGATGTCTTGGTATTTGGCAATCTTCTTCTCAATTGCGTACTTCTTCATTCTTACTGATGAAGTGTTACCATAGAACGTAGTTAGATATTTTTCTAACTTTTTGATTTCATTTTCATACTGTTCTAGCATTTCAATCTCCTTGTTTCTTCTTCATGCATTTCTTCGCAAAGCTGATCCCAACGAACTTGCTTTTCAGCAGGTGCCATTGAGTTCCAGTTATCCATGATTACACCACGAGGGCGGAAGCCATAGACTTCTTTGTGAAAATCTGAAAATAAGTTATCGTCATACATATCATACCTCCATTTCGATAAGAGTTGCTAAGTGATTAAGAGCTTTAGAACGTGACTTCATTTCTTTCAAAGTCATAAGAACTAGCTGAGTATTTGTCAAGCTATTACGCTTAGACCAAACAGCATAGAAGCCGTCACGATCATTAACAACTTCATACTTAGTGCCACGCGCTTCAAGGCTGTAACACATTTTGTTGTTTTCAGTCATTGTGGTTTGAACTAGCATTGGTTCTCTTTCTGTTTAACTTATACATTATAATTAAACGATTTGAAAGAGTTTGTCAACACTTATTTTTAGGTAGTTTTGTATGCACCAGTCGATTTATTCCAAGCATGCATAAGCTCCCAATACTGTAGTGATGTCATAGTAATAACATCAGTCCTACCAGTGGTATCATCGTGCTGTATTATGTGACAATAATCATCATAGATATTGACTATAACGTCATCTAACTCCCCAGTCTCATCTAGCAATGTTATGCGAGACTCATCATCTACCATATCAACAGTAAACATTATGATAGAACCTCTGAGGCAACCAGCCAATTGTTTGCATGTTCTTCAACGTCATGTAAAGACTTACCAAGAAACTCTAGTCTATAAAATTCATTCTTATCTGGTGTAAACCATTTGATATAGAAATACTCTTCTTTTATATTGGCGTGTATTTCACAATACTGTCCATTTAAAATGCTGCCTTCGGTACTAACGAATGTAGAAAGTAATTTACCCATTATTTATTCCTCAGATTCCATTTCTTCTATTAAATGATCTCTCAACAATCTTGCAGTCTCATCAAGATAATTGATTTTGCTACCATTAATAAACTTATATGCCAATGTAATACGATCACATCCAGCCCATGCAGAGTGCCAACAATGATGCTCTGGCTCATCTTTACGTCCAAAATAATAGTGCCTAGCTTGCCAACCAGGTTTATCTTGTACAGTTATAATCTTATCTTGACTTTGATCATAATACCTAAAGTAACCATCACCATTTTTTGACCATGTAAACAATACTTGATAGCAATTGGCATTCCAATTAGTGTGCCAACCTACGTGACCCATAGGCGGATAGTAGTTTATTAAAGCATTATGTTGCGCACCAATAGTTTTGGCAAAGTCATACCTTACTTTGTCTCTAAAAGCACTCCATATATGATCGTTTGCCACCATACTAGACATAGGTTGAGCCATGTGTGTTTCAGGAAATCCTTCATGGTATTCTTGATTTTCTAACATTACTTCTAAGTAATCTCGGCTACAAGGGTGCATGTGATCTGTTCTAATTTTTTTTGCAGAAATCACATGTTCAGGATTATCGTATCCTTTTGTATGAAAGAACTCATCAATAAAACCATCTAGTGTACTTAACAAGGCTTTATTGCGTAGATTGATCTCAGTCATTAACAAACTCCTTAATCATAGGAAACTGTATGTTGATTGCATAGGCTATAGCACGTGCAAGTTCCATGTGTTCTAATTGTGTTCCATTACCAGAACGTAATTCGATGTAATGTATCCAAGACCGAATAGAAGCGTTTGCATACAATCGTGACACTGTATTACCTTCTGGTAAGATACAACGTGCCTGCTCTTTGGCAATACCATACTCTATAGCTTCATTATATATGCGTTTGGTATGTTCAAGTAAGAATTTCTGTTGAGCATCCCACCAAGCTTTTAATACAATATCATCAGTCGGTATAGAGTTTTGACGATTCTTAGGGTCTTGCATACGTGCCTCACGCACAACAAATGAGGTTTCCATGCTCCGAGGATCAGCATAACGTTGTGAAAACTCTTGAAACGCCATTGACCGATGCCGTAGTAACTGGCGTGCAATGTCACGTGTAGTTTCTATTTCTATCGTAGCTGACGCCATTTCAAATGGCGACCAATGTTTATGCTTCATAAGATAATTTAAAAGCTTGTCAGCAGATTCCATATTCATCTGTCCGCTAGGATTAGATACTTTTGCACAATACGAAATCAAGTCTTGCATACTATCAATGCCTATAATCGCACCTTTAATAGGTTGTGTACATGCTATTAGTTTTACTTTCATAGTATTATCCTACTTTAAATTCGTTAAACTTTTGTTGGACTTGAGACTTATCGAATACAGGTCTATCGTCTATGATACCTTCTGTACCCAACTCTACGTCATACAGACGCATTTTGCTTTTATCTACACCGATTAAGAAACGTTTATCTTTATTAGGATCGTTGTATCTATTCTTAAGTTGCTTGACCATAATTTGACCTTGATCTTCTAGTTCTTCTGTAGATACTAGAGCGAACATTAAGTCGGCTGTTGCGGGTAATCCAAAAGACTCGGACGTATCTTCAAGCCCAGGATCTGAGCTAGTGTGACCAGTACGTGTCGTCTGCGTTGCAGACACAATCGGTAAGTTAAATTCAACTGCAAGTCCTCTCATCTCTTCTGCTATGGCTTTGATATATGTATATGAGTTAATTGATCCACCCATTGCCTTCATCCGTGCAGAGCCACATATGTTAAGATAATCAACAAAGATTATTTCAGGAACAAACTTCTTCTTTAACTTCAACTCGTTTAGTAACGCACGAAAATGGGAAGTGTTTGCTTGCCCTGTAGGGTATTCTTTAATTATAAGTTTACCATTACCAGCACGTCTAATGTTAGTAACACGATCTTTTAACATAGTCTTAGTCAATGTATCAAGATCACCAATAGGCATATCTAATAAGTTTGCATCAATACGTTCGGCTATGCGTTCTTCTGCCATTTCCATTGTGATATACAGTACGTTTCTGCCTTGACACAAAGCACCAGCCGCTACGTGACACATGAACAATGATTTACCAACACCTGTGCCAGCCAAAGCAATGTTTAATGTCTTGTTTGGTAGACCGCCACCTGTAATTCTATTGAAGTAATCAAGGTCAAAAGGTATTCTTTCTTCTTGTGAGTGATAAAAATCAAAACGTTCTTCTACATTTTCTATGTAGTCGTGACCAACATTAGTATCAAATGATACAGCCAAAGCATCAGTTAAGATGTCAGGTAAAGAATTTTTACTTAACGTCTCATGCTTACCATCAATTATAGTAAACGATTGCATAATAGCATTATATATTGCACGATCTTGACACCACTTTTCAGTGGTGTCTAAAATCCATTGGTGATTAACATCTTCTGCTTTAAAGACGTGGGGTAGTATTTCCATAGCTTGAGCATAATTGTTATCACCAAAGCGATCGTTCTGGTCTAGTTCAATCTTAAACTCTTCAAGTTGTGGGAGCTTATTATATTTATTAACAAACTTACCCACTTCTTTGAACAACTGCGTATACACACCTTGAAAGTATTCAGGCTTAACGAAAGGCAAAACTTTACGTGTGAATTTTTCATTAGTTAATAAGTTCCTGAGTATCGTTTGCTCTAGGTTTATGGCTTCCGTTTGTATCATTCGTCGTTCCTATTTCTAAAATATTTCCTAGTATTCCGCCTACATAACGATTGAATTGATTGTTGTCAACTGTCAATTCTGTATTAGGTGATGAAACTATATCAAAACTAAACCTAATAGATTCCGTCACTTCATCCAATTTTAGCGTAGAGAATGATATTACAGTCTCTACGTAATCACCTTTTAAGATGCGTATATCCCATCCTTCTACATCTTTTGGAATTAGTTCGTAGTCTTCATTTTCAATTAAATTCATTATATCATATTCCTTAATAGGTGTAAAGCTCAAACGTCTTCGCCAAGCAATTTTTCACATCGTACTAAGCTCTCTAGGACTTTTATCATTGATGCGTCTTCTTTTATCATTGGTTCAGGCGAGTTTACAGTGTATATCGCTGTAAACTTATATGTGTTTTCTGAACTAAAATATGCTTGCTCACTGTGTTCAGTAACTTTCACAATGCTATTAACTGACAACATGTAAGGTTTTTCATAGAGGTCTATTCCAGCAATATAGAATAAACCTCCGACAAGTAAACATTCTATCACGATGTATCTCCATCAATAATAGCATCCATATCTACTAAGGACTTATGCCCAATTTGATACTGTTTCATAATAAACTCCTTAAAGTCTGTATTTTCAAATATAGGTTTCCAAAACTGTGTGTTAAGTGTATCTTTTTCACGCACTTTAGGGTCTTCTAATACGCCTGTTTCTTGATCAATTCGACAATACCATCCATTAGAAGGTTTGCCTACATAATTACCAGCTAGGGCAACCTCTAATAGACCAGAATATTTTTCTACTCCACCATCCCACGACACAGTAATCGGTATCTTAGATTTCTCTTTAACAAAACGAGACTTCTCAACATTAATCACAAAGTCATAACCTTCAATCTCTGTGCCTTTTTTATTCTGACGTCTGCCTAATATCCATATGTTATCAGCAGAGTAATATATACCAGTGCCACCAGACACAACTGCCTTAGAGAACATCTCTTGAGTTTGATATGTGTGATTGACTGCTAATAATGGGATATTTTTTATCTTCAAGTAAGGTGTGCACATACGGAACAAAGACTTTAACTGCTTTGCACGACTCATATCCGCAACTGATTTTTCGTCAAGAGCATCGTCTCGTTCTTTTTTAGAAGCCATATTACCTATAGAGTCAATAACAATAACCACATTGTCTTTTGTTTCTATGCCTTCTAGTTGTGACATGATGTCGTGCTTAAGCTGTTCTATGTCCATGATAGGCGTGTGCATTACACGTGTAGTATCAATACCAAATTGTTCGAAGTAAGATTGCGGTGAACCAAACTCTGAATCATAAAATAACATTACTGCGTCTTTGTGTTTATCAAGATATGCTCCAGCCATTAATAATGCGAATGAAGTTTTAAAGTGCTTAGAAGGTCCTGCTAATACTGTCAATCCAGCATTTAATCCACCATCTACGTCACCTGATAATGCAACGTTCACCATAGGAACACTAGTCGATGTTTGCTCTTTTGTATTAAATATTTTCGAGTCTGCAAGAACATCTGTAGCTTTAATCCTGCTGTTAGTCTTTAGCTTGTCCATAATACTCATGTATCATTTCCTTTCGTTTCATAGTTAATATTCTGTGCTTTTTCTCTATCGTCCAAATTGTATTCTTTACGATATTCGTTATTAATTGTGACGACATTATCAAGAAGGGTGAAGCGATTAAAAGCTTTGTTAAATGCCTTAGTGTCTTTGGGAAAACAAGCACCACCAAAGCCACGCTTACCATCAAATCCAGGCACTTTGGTATGAGAGCCACCTATACGAGGATCAGCTTCTATGCCTCTTAGTATGCGCTTATATGAAACGTTCATAGATTCAGAAGCATCATACAACTGATTAAAGAACGTCACTTTAGTCGCTAAGAAAGAGTTGATTGCATATTTTGCAAATGCCGCTTCTACTGGACTCATTTTTACTACCTTTTCCATATTACACATAGAGAAGACATCGTAAGCCCATAACAATCCATCAATAGCTTCTAATGTTCCACCAAATATATTAAACTTAGGTGACACAAACTCTGCCTTAGAATTGTTTTCTGTAAGGAACTCTGGGTTATACACAAATCTACTATCAGCTCCTAGCTGGGATGCTGTAAAAGCTAATCGTTGCATTACATCAGGTGTCACAGTAGACTTAATAGCAATGCCACTTTTTGTATGTTGTATCAGCTTTAAGACAGCATCTTCAACAATAGTAGCGTTTACTACGCCAGTATCGTCCATTGGTGTAGGCGCACATATAAATGTGATGTTAGGTTGCCACTCTACTAGATCATCAATGCTTGTATTATATAACGGATCTACATAAAACATTTCTACGTCACGATGTGTAAATCCGTAGTCTACAGCTTTACCCACAAAGCCGTGACCGACTATGCCTAGTTTAAATTTTTCTTCACTCATAATATAACCTCTTGTTAATATTTTCGACAGTATAACACATATGACACAGCTTGTATACCTTAAATACCATACTTTTCTTTATATTTTGCCCTGACTTTAATGAAATCTTTCAAGTAGTCGTAAGTTTGTTGACGAAATACTTGTGGATCATTGTGATCTACTGCAATAACAATAACACTTTGTTTAATTACCATACCTGTTAACTCATACCATGCACACGCATAAAAAGAAGCCTGCATAAAGTAGTTCTGAATCCACTCCTCTTTCTTTGGTTTACGAGATGTTTTATAATCAATAACAGACAACTCGCCGTCCCATTCTGCAATCAAATCTACTGTACCAGCAACTTCTAGTTTGTTACTATATAACGACGCTTCTTGCACATAGATATTATCTACATGCTTGTCTAGTATTGGCTTGATTTCATTGAATGAATGAATGTTATTTTGCGTAGCACCATCTTTCCAATCTTCCATATTATTAACATAGTTTTCTGCCAACTGGTGAACCGCTGTCCCTCTTGTAGATGCTTGATATGAAATCTTATTAGCTTCTTCTGCTCCTACACGGGCACGCCAAGCCATGATAGAAGCTTTAGATTCTTCACTTAACACAGTAGTTACTGATGGATATTTCTTTCCCTCTGGTGTTCTGTAAGTTCGTCCTGTAGGTAAAGTTTCACAATCAAGTTCACCTATAAGTACATCCATGTCAATGTGCTTAAACATCTCGCACTCTCTTTCTTAGATCAGTCGTAGAAAAGCGATGATCTCTTTTATTAAAATACAATTCAATGCCACGATTGCGACACACGTCTTTACCTGTAAATTCTTTTTGACGATATTCTTCACCAAGAACTCTGATGTCAATCGGATACATATTTATTATATCAAGTAAATCTTCTTCGGTACAATAGACTACCACTTCATCAACATACTTTATTGCTGACAGTTGGGCTTGTCTCTCTACAATACTTTGAATAGGAACGTTCTTTTCTTTTCTATCTACATTAGGGTCTACTTGCAACGCACAGATCAAGTAGTCACATTGAGACTTTGCTTCTCTCAACATGGCTACATGACCTGCATGTAATAGATCAAACGTGGATGCAGTGAAGCCTATCTTTTTCATTACATAATCAACGCTGATTTCTCTGGTACGATAACATTTCTTGTACCTGTTGCTTCACGCCATGCATTTGCAATCGTAGGGTCAGTCTCTACCATGAACATCACACTCGTAAATTTAAAGGCAACTTCTGTCGGCTCTGTTGCACCTGTCATACAGATACCAGGAACAAATGATAATGCAGAATCGCCAGCTTGTACTAGGCGAGGTTTGTATAGTATGTACTGGTCTTTCTGAGTTTTTGTGTATCTGCCAACAATCTCTGCACCATTTGGCAAGACAATTGTTACAACAGTTACACCTTCTTTATTTAATGTCATAGTTATTCCTTTACATATTTTTATAGACGTACTCTAAAGCACGATCAGCTTCTTTATCTAGTGGGCGATTTTCGTACCAATTACCATTTTCAAGATCAAACTGTTGACACAGTGTAGCAATCTCGTATGCGCTAATAGGGTATTTGCTTTTTGTTGCATTGCCAGCTGTTGCAATCATTATGGCATACATCTTACTGTACCAGCCTGTTGATGTTATAGACGTGTATTCTGCCGCAAGCTTTCTAGGCCAAAACGGACAATTCTGATATGACGACCATTCATATGTCGCATCCATAGAATCTTTACGATATTGTACTATTTGCGACTGTATGCCTGATGGTAGACGATCAAAGAAACTGTTTGAACTAGAGCGTTCAGGCATAGGATGTTTTGCTATTAGCCCATCGGGGTCTATGTCTGATCCATCAAGGTGACTAAAAATAAAATTATTAGCTCCTTTATACTTTGCAGGGATGTAATACATACGAGATAAATCTTTAGTCTGTCTATCACCTAGATCACCTAGCTCTGTCTGTAAAGCATACCACAACTTCTTTATATCATCTTTGTGTACATCACAAGTAAGGGGAAACACTAATCGAAACTTTGGTTGTGCTTCTGTACTGCTTGCCGTACTGTAACAAATGAATCTATGTTCTTTGAAGCGTGTTTTTAAAATAGTCTCCACGTCACCATCAAAAACCATATCATCTACATCTACTGCCGCCCAACTTGCCCAAGTTAATACACTGTCATTTTTGCGTGTAGTATCTGTAGAGTAAGTAGCAGGCGACATTAGTTGGGCTGACTTTTTATCAGGCAACTCAACAGTAGATAGTTTATATAGAAGACGTTCAAACTGGTCAAAGCTCTTTATATCGACACGCTTGTCTGTCTTAGTATCAAAGAGACTGTTAAACAGTGTCAATGAGTAATTCACATCTTTCATAAGTTCACTTTCTCATAATAATTTTACTATTATAGCACAGTCCATTCGTTTTGTAAAGTATGTTTATCCAAAAAAATCACTTAAGTCGGATACAGGCTCATCAGTCCAACCCAACGCATCAAGGAACATTGTCATAGGCTCTAAGAAAGATTTCTGAAACTGCTTATCGTAATCTATGTACGGATGCAAGTTCAGCTCTTTAGGAAGCTCATTAGGATATGCAATCACATTCTCTCTAATAGGGTTCGGAGTTTTTAAATACACGTACTTAATCTTTTCTCCGTCTTTAATATAATCGTACTTCTTGTGCAAGTTATTCTTCTTTACGTGATGGTTATACAACAAAGAGCCTCTGGCATTTATCGGAGTACCTTTTGCATATATCTTTGTCTTATCTTCCCACTTACCTATATCTGATACACCACGTGGTGAACTCACATCCTCAGGTGGAAGACTATTAAATTCTTTACGAAAGTCTCTGATAAAGTCCTGTGTTTTCGTTTCTTCACCTTCAAGGATAACATGGAACACTTCTTTAAACTTATCACGACACACTTGCGGTGTAGAGGACTTAATAGCCTCGACACCCATAATCTTATGCTTTGGTATTGCATATTGCACACCCTCAGAGTTATGTACGTTTAGAATGTAACGTTTCTTTGCCAACCAAATACCACGATCAGCAATAACTTCTCTATCCATTTCCATACGATCACCGAGACAATTTAGATCAGTACGCATCTTACTTAACATTTTAGCAAACGCTGGTTCGAAATGTGCCTTGCATGATTTGTCTATGAACTTGACTGCACGATCATGTGTAACACCAAACTTATTCACAAAGTCATTCATATTAACATATACTGAATCTGTATCAATAGCGATAACATAATCTGTATTCTTTGTGCCTAAGACTTTATTTAACTCGTGGTTGATAACCTTTTCACACGACTTAATAACATGTTGACCTGTGACTGTCACACCTTCTGCAATACGCAAATCAAAGTAACGATAATACTTATTACCCATCGCACCATATAGACTATTCATAAGAATTTTAATAGCCATTTGACGATTAGTCAAAGTAGCAATCTCACGCTCAAGTTCTTTGGTAGGTGTTATTTGGTACTCTGACTGCGCTTCAAGCATACGTGTCTTAGAACGCTTACGATCATCATAGTATTCTTCAATAAGAGAAGGCATAAAACCTTTCTTACTATTGTCAAAACGCTGACCTGTCGCAGCCATAGAATGATTACTATCAGGATCTATGGTCAACGTTTCTGGTGACATATTCCATTGTGCAATTATGTTAGGATATAGAGACGCAAGGTCAAAGCTCACAACCCAATCATACATGCCAGGGGTGACATCTTTGACGTAGCCACCAGGAAATGTACTATCGATAGACGAAAGGACTTTATGTGATTTTGCACGTGGGACAACAATGTTTTGATCATGTAATGCTCTATAGACAATACTATCCCATATTGCAGTCGTACCGAAAACTTCAGACAAATTACATCCAGCCTTATAGCCCATAGTCAAGGCTAATCCCATCAAGTCAATCTTATCGTCTATACGCTCAATAAGCTCTACGTCTTTTACATTATAGTCTATGTAAAGTTGGTGGTTTTCTTTGTATAAGTTGCGAAGGCTACCGAACTCTTCATAAGACAACTTCTTTTCACCTACCACAACGTGGGCAATATGATCTAGGCGATACGACGCCTGAGGTCCGAAACTGTATCCAAACTTTTGAAACAAGTCTAGGTAATCTAATTGATTGATACCCATGAGTTGATAAGATTTCATCTCTTTGAATTTAAGACGTACAGTCTTTTGACGCACATCATTCCAAGGAGACATACTCTTTGAAGAAATATCCATATCGTGTTCTAAGGCAAGTCGCTCAATACGATTGACTAGATAAGGCACATCAAAGAAGCGGATATTCCAACCTGTGATAACATCAGGATAGTCTGCTTTCCACCATGTAATCCACTTAGTAAGTAAATCAATTTCGTCATTACACCTATGGTATTGTATAAGAAGATTCTTGTGCGGAGATTTATTATAATCGTACTCGCCACAACCCCAAACATGATAGATGCTATTACGAGAAGACTTACAACAAATAGCCGTGACAGGATGTAGAGCGTCTTCTGGCTCAGGAAACCCATCTTCAGAATGTACCTCAATGTCAAAGTTGACAATGTTCATATGCGACTTCTTAAAGTTTACTTCACCAGGGAACTTGTCTTGAATGAATTGCATAACAACTCTGTCCATACCATGATATGTAGGATTTGCCACTTCTGATTGTTCTTTAATAAAGTCTCGCATTGCATTGGGAGAGCCAAACGTTCTAGGTTTAACATCATCACCATACATAGATTTCCAACCAGTGTCTTCGGCAGATGGAAAAAACAATGTCGGTTCATAACTGTACTTGTTTGATATAGGACGTCCTAAATCATTGTAACCTCTATAGGCAATACGATTACCAATAATCTCAACTGATGTGTAAAAACTCAAAACGCAAACTCCTTATTTGTAAGCATTGTATCATAATTTAGTATACTTGTAAAGCTATATAATATATTTGATACTCGTTGCTTTCATTTTGTACTTCCGTCTTTCCTTCTTATTGAGAGGATATACGAATATGTGTTTGCCTTTACTATGAACGTACTCTGCTTCGCCGTTCTCTAGCTGTTCCTTAATTTTTTGTGCGTATGGTTTAAGACGCCTCTCGCCATTCTTAGGTGTGTAGTACGTCCGTATTGTCTTTTCGTGATACAGACGATCATTACCTTTAATCTTTATCGATCTACCCTTTGCAGTCATACCCAAATAGTAAAAGTTTGATGCATAGTATATAGTGCCTACATGACCTTGCATACTGTCAGCATAACTGACAACAACTTTACAGTCTGTGTTCTGTCTCAACCAATTGATTGTCTGAGATATGAAGTAACTTTCGGTATTCTTCGGAGTATCATCAATACAGCACAATCGTCTTAGTTCAACAACGTCTGTTTCAACTTCCCCATACTTCTTCCAAACACTTGCCATGCCTAGATACCCATATATCATAACACCAATCATTTCAGCCTTATCAAAAAGACCGAAACAGAAACGAGTAGCCAAGCCATTTGTGTTCTTGGAGTAATGCCAATCAACAACAAATGGTGTAGCTTCTTGTATAGTTATTGGTGATACAGTGTAATCCGTAACGCTCATTACAATCTTCCTTATGACTTACAAATCTACCTTTCTAACAACTTCAATCATAGCCGTGTTTCCGTCATCATAGGTGACTTCATGCAGTTCAGTGCTTAATTCTTTGCTTAAATCTATGGCTGCACTAACAAGTCTGCGACTTACTTCTACTCTTGTACCAACTTCATTTAATTGCTGTTTCATAATATACTCCAATGTGTTTTAAGTGACAGGCCAAGTATTTGGCCTATCATAGTAGCTATATATACCACTTAGAAGAAGCGTCTACGCCTAACATAGGGTTCTTTCGACATGGCGATAGTCTCGATGTCGCCTCTGTAGATACCTATATCTCTTAGCTCATAATCTGTAAGCGAAGATAAGTCTTTTATCGTTCTGCGATAGTCGGCAGGTTTTTGTGCAGATAATACGACACCGGATATTGCAGATGTGACTGCTGTTAAAAGTTTCATTTCTTCAAGTCCTCTAATTTACCTTCATTCACTGCTGTATACACTGCATGGAATGAATGCGTCTTGTAGTAATCTTTTTCATGCAATAGTTTTGCAATGTAGAAATTGGCGTGTATTTGACGAGCCTCAATCAGAGATTCAAGACAACCTTTGAAAAAACGGCACACTGCCATGATCGCATCAGTTAGGGGATTCGTTAAGTAGTTGTTTACTAGTAGTATTGTATGTGTCATTTTTGGATTCCTCGTTTTTTCCAATGTTAATTTTACGAGGACGCTGATCTTCTGGGATAACATACTTCAAGTTAATTGCGAGTATGCCGTCTTGAATATCGGCTCCATGCACTTCTACGTGCTCCGACAGTCTAAAGGTTCGTCTAAACTTCTTCGTAGATATACCACGATGTACGAAGTCTCTCCCCTTTGATATATGCTCACCAGTTATGCTCAATGTTCGATCTTTCACTTCTATGTCGAGTTCATCTTCACCGAAACCTGCAACAGCCAATTCAATCAAAAAATCTGATTGTCCAATTCTGATGATGTTATGAGGTGGGTAATGATCTTTTGCATGTCTTGCAACATGGTCTAGTTCGCTAAAGAGGTGGTCAAATCCAACGAATGATGCACGTGGAAATAATGTGGTGTGAGTTAAGCCTGTCATTTAGTTTCTCCTTAATTACAAGCAAGATTTATGAGACCAGATTTCTGCATCTCACGTATATTAGACTACTACAAATTGTTCATAGTTAGTCTGTCTGTATTTATATCAGAATTATAAAGGGATGTCAACCTTTTTTTTATTTCTAAGTAAGAAAGAATTTATATGTAAGTAGAAGGATCTATGTCACCTTCTACTCCGAATGAAAAGCCTACACGCGCACAATGTGGTTTAATCAAATGCCATGTGCCACGTGGTATCCATATTAGATCACCAGGAGTAAACACCTTGTCAAACTTCACGACACCAGTTGACCAATCAGTAATTGCGTCTATTGTATAGTCTTTCCAGTCTTCTGATTCCCATATACTCCAATTAATACTACCTATGACGTTAAGAAACAACACATCTTCTTTATCTCTATGGACACTATGGCTTTCACTATCGGAAGTGAACCCTGCAAATCCATACAAGGTAATATGGTTTTTATGAAACGTTTTTGTTAGGGCTTTATGAATATCCTTAGCAAAAGATGGTGTACCACTTCGTAAATGCATATCACGTAAAGTTACACGTTTCCTATGATTAACCCAATCCGTTAAAGTTAAAGGATGCGATACCAAATACTTTGTGAAGTCATACATATCATAGTCAATTGTGTCATAAGGTTTACTGCAATAATAATCCCTATTCCTGACATGCGTTAAGAATGTTTCATCAAACATCAACCATTACCGATATTGTATTTCGGACATAGCTCCCAATTAGTCTTTTCTTTATAAGGAATGATTTTAATCTGTCTTAATGGTGCACAATCTAATTCAACTTTTACAGCGAATGAGACTAGACCCCAATCACTAAGCAAAGTTGCAATTGTATTCCTACGATTAATATCATTCTCTTCAAGATTAGCTTTCTTACCATCAAGTAAAAACAACTCTTTAAAGTGTACAATAAAATACCTACCTTGCTTATGCAAGATGTGGCATGACTGATACAGTTTATTTTCTTTTCTTGATGCCACACCAATACGTGTTAGCGTTTCACGAACTTTTAAAAAGTCGTCTGGTTCATTTAATAAGATCTCTAACATATCTGTAGGAGTCCAATGAACTATTTTATTTTCTTCCACCTTTACTCACCTTTTTTCTTATTTCTGCAACTTGACTAGATGATAAGAGTGTGAGTGCTTGGCGAGCTTTTTCATTGCTATAACCATAATATTCTTTCACGACGTCCATGTCATTATTCAGTTCAGGTTTAATCCATTTAGAGAAACGTTTTCGTTTCCTAATCGTATTTATAAGAAAATCAAATTGCAGTTTGTTATCAAGATGATGGTACTGATTCATCACATTTGCAAAAAATACAGTGTCTTGAAAGTAAGATAGCGATCTATTAATCATAAAAGGCGCATACGCCTTCTCAGTAATATCATCGACCATAATATCTTTTTTGCTTGAATTTATAGCGTTTAAATATTCAAATGGGTTCATTATAAAAACTCCAAATCCATAACTTCAGTCATACAAGCAACCAAGTTTATTTCATAGTCTGCAACGAAGGCAAACTTGTATTGATAATCAGCAAGTATTAACACAAGTTGTGGTACTGATGCAGGTTTTAGATAGTCTAGCATGCTATCATATATACCACGAATTATAGCAGAAGTGTCTAGGTCTTGGTGATTAACCACCCATCCACGCATTTTTTTCCAGTCTTTATTTTTTAGATGATGCATAAGTTCTTTAAACGAGTCAGCACTGCTTTCGGCTAAATTATTAATGTTATGAATTGTATTATCACTCATTGACAAGCTTTGTGCTTCATTGACAACACGTCGCCAATCTGGTGCATGCTTCATAATAATTGGCACTAAAGCTTTGTCTTCATACTTAACGTTTTCTTCATCAAGGATATACTTTAGTCGCGCCATGAATTGACCAGCTAATGATGCAAGGTTTTTCTTAGTCGTATTAAATTCATATATACTACAACGTGAATGTAATGGTTCAATAATGCGGTTTTTAAAATTACAAGTAAGGATGAAACGACAGTTGTTACTGAATTCTTCAATAAACCCACGAAGGGCTGGTTGTGTTGATTGCGGATTAAGATAGTCTGCCTCATCAAGAATAACAACTTTGTAGCTACCAGTAAGTGATATAGAAGATGCAAACTGCTTTATCTTACCGCGTAACGTATCAATGTTACCTTCTTCACTTCCGTTAACAACAATGTAATCACATCCGATTGCATTGCATAACGCTTTAGCCACAGTAGTCTTACCAAGGCCAGCAGTTCCAGTGAAAAGCATGTTTTGCATCTCACCAGAATCTACTATAGCTTGAAAGGTTTTCTTTAGGCTTTTAGGTAAAACAGTATCAGCTATGTTAGTAGGACGATAGCGTTCAACCCATAAAAAGTCTTTAGTCATTGTGCTCTCCATAATATAAATAATTTGTAAGTGTAAGTCAATTAGAGCGGTATGTAAACTCTTTATTCTTTGTTAGCGGCATTCTCTGCTTGAAAAGCTTCGGCTACTTGAATTAGTTGTGCCGCTTGATCACGAAGACCACCGATTGTTGAAAGTTCTTCACCTTTAAATGCACCACGTTGGGTTAATGTATCGACTACTGCGATACAGCTACGTGCTACACGATTTGAAAGGTCATAAACCTGTGAGTGATCTTGTTGTTCGGCTACTTTAGATGCCATAATTATGCTCCATACTTTGATGATTTTTCTAATGCTATCCAATATTCTGCATCAGAAGTTGTGTTGATAAAATGTGAGATTAGTTTAGACGAGATTTCTACCTTATAGTCTCCTGGTAATAGTTTCATGTTAGCGATACTTAAAACAACATTGAACTCATCAGTGTCATATGTTCCTTCAACATCGATAGAGAAAGTGTTTGATGTAGGATTAGCTTCATCAAATACAGTTAGACTTATAGAACCATTGTTTGCACGAATGGATAAAGTCGAATGACCTAACGCACCAGCGGCACGTTTAATCTTATTTAGCGTATCATTTGAGATAGCAAAATTAATTTCTGTGTCTGGCATAGTGATGTCTTTAGTAGACGTAGTGAGGTATTCACTGTCAGTAAAGAAATACTTAACCTTAGATAGACCTGATTGGTCTTTAATGAGTACATGAGTGTCCTCAAAAGACATTGCTGGTTTATCTACAAGTCCAATAACATTCAAAAACTCGTTAAGATCGTATACACCAAACTTCTGTGGGAAGTTTATATCGAGTACGGCTTTACCAAATACATTCTTACCCTCAGAAAGAGTTCGAATAATATTCCCAGATTCAACCACTATGTTTGGATTGATAGTTGCAAAGTTCTTTAAGACCTGCAAAGCATTTTCATTTAGTTCCATAATTAACCTTTCAATTTATGTTCTTTGAATAGTAACACATCAAAGCATGTTTGTAAATACATATTATCACTTTATATTACTAAAGTTTTTATCTTTAAAAAACTCTAGTTTCTTTTCAAATTTACTTTCAAGCATATCACCCTTATGTGATATAACAAATACATTTGTATCAGCAGTCAAAGTCTCGATTATCTTCATAAGATTATCAACACCTTCATAGTCTAAAGAAGAATCAAAAGTCTCGTCTAAGATTAAAAGATTGGTTGAGACAGAGTTCTTCATTTTTGCAACTTGACGCCATGTGAACAGTAGAGCCAAATCGATACGTTGTTTCTCCCCTTCAGAAAATGAAGCGTAAGAGAAACTATCTCTGTGCCTTGATTTGATCGTTTCAGAAAACGATTCGTCCAATTCAAAATGCACAAAAAATTCTAAGGTTTGTAAATAATTATTCACAAGTTTATTAATAACTGGTATGTACTGTTTGACGATCTTAGTCTTAATGCCAGTGTCTTTTAACATTTCTGTGATAGCTATGTTATACTGAAACTGTTCATTAGACTCTAGCCTAGTCTCTGTAAGAGCGTTCTTTTCCATCACATAAGATTCAAGATCGTCTTTGGCAACATTGATGTCACTACTTGTATCGGTAAGGTTATCTATTTCGTCACTCAATACTTTAATCTGTAATTCAATACGAGACATTGCAGATTGATTAGCGTTCATCTGTGTTTGAAAGTTGCGTATCTCTTGCATCTTATGTTCAGCCGCTTCTAATTCTTTCTGTGTACTCGTCAGCTTTACTTCAATATCAGTCAACGCTTTGCTTAATTCTTTCGCTTTAGCCTTAGCATCATTTAACTTTTCAGCCTTCACATGTTCTTCTATATCCTGACTACATGTGGGACAAGTAGAATTGTCTTCAAAAAACTTAGCGTCTTTGACAACTGTACGAACGTCTTTAGTGAATTGATTTTGATAACCTAATAGTTTTGATTTAGTAGACTGCGTACTATTAATAGTAGTAGGAATAGAAGCTCCAGCCTCTACCAAGTCCAATAACTCGTCGTTATCTTTTAAAATGCCAGTAATATCTTTACGCATCTCAATGATATTTGTTTGTTTTTGGTCTTTTAAATCTTTATTAATTCTGTTGACATCAGATATATACTTTTTTTGTACGTCTATCTTATTTTTCTGTATGTCTATCTTGTAGTCTATTTCACGAATGACACCTTTTAGAATAGAGTTCTTTTCCTTTATCAATGAGTTCATCTTAGAGAACACACCTATGTCTAATAAGTCTTCGATAACATCTCTACGATGTTGTGCAGGCAACTGCATGAACGGAACGAATGAAGAAGATCCTAGCACAACAATTTGATGAAAGCTTTTATGATTGAGTTTCAAGATGTTTTGTTCTAGGATCTTCTGGTACTGAGTTGCATGTGACTCTTGGTTTAGCATCTCACCATTCTTATAGATTGCAAAGACTGCGGGTTTAATCCCACGTACAATCCTAAACTCTGATCCAGCCGCTTCAAACACGACTTCGACAGAGCAGTCTTTATTATTAATAGAGTTGACTAGCTGTGGTTTATTAATATTACGATGAGGCTTACCAAACAATGCGAATGATAAGGCATCAAGTAATGTGGACTTTCCAGCACCATTGTGACCTACGATTAACGTAGTCTTAAATGATTGGAAATCTATCTCGGTAAACGCATTACCTGTAGATAAAAAATTCTTCCACTTTAATGTTTTAAATAAAATCAACTCAAACAACTTTCATAATATTAAAGTATAATAACAGATTTTCAGACTATTGTAAACAGTTAATTATACTATTTCAAAAGTTTGTGCTTCTTGTAATAGCTCTGACATTTGCTTCTTGATACGATCACGATCCAATTCAGTATCTACTGCATCTACATATGTATTCAATAGGCTAAAAGTGTCTTCTAAAAGTACATCCTCGTCTACAACATTCTCTCCTATAAATTCTGCAAAGCTTTCTGCAATCTTTAATTCGTGTATGTCTCTGCTTTGTATATCGTCTACAAATTTATCAAACGCTTTTATGTCTTTCTTATTAACCACGTTAATCTTTACAAACTTATTATCTACTTTAGAAAAGTCAAAGTTTGTCATGTCTTTGTTTATATCGTCATAACTTATACGCTCAAACAATGTATAGGGATTATGAATTGACACAATTTGTTCAGTAGAAGTGTCGAATACATGGAAGTATTTTTTATCATGTGCATCATTCCAGAAGAACTCCATTTGAGAACCTAAGTAATGTATATTATTTTTAGAAGACTTAGTGTGGAAGTGACCTGAGTAAACACTATCAAATCTATCAAAGACAGAAGAATCCATGCCATGAATACTCTCTACACCTTTTGCCATTTCATATCCGATGATGTCAAAGTGACCGCCCATATATCTAGCTGGTGTATCACGAATGAAATTCATCGACTCTTCTTCATTCTCTGAGTTTATCCAAGGGACTAAAGCAATCTCAAACTCATCATATTTCATAGTAGTAGGCTTGTGGATAATAGTAACCACATCCATATAATGGCCTAAGAGTTCTTTTAAAGAGTTTAGATTGTTAGTATTCTTATAGTACACATCATGGTTGCCTACAATAATATCCATAGTCATATTATGTAATCGCAACTTGTTAAGGAAGTGGTGACGATTTCTATTCAATGATTTAAAGTTTATAAACTTTCTATTATCGTAATAATCGCCAAGATGTATGATGTGCTTTATGTCGTGTTCAATACAATACGGAAAGAATACTTTCTCATAGAATGTTTCTGCATTATCTAATAGTATATTAGAGCTGTTACGGCTACCACAATGTGTATCATTCAGTAAAGCTATTTTCATAATATAAATTCCTAAGGTTATTTAAATGAGATACTTGTCGTTTTCATTCTCCTTAGTCAAGAAAATCTGACAGGTCTGAATCAACTTTAAATTGATACTTCTTACGAACCTTCTCATCTTTGGCAAACTGTTTAATTTCGGTGTCTTTTTCTTTTACCGCATCAATACGGCTCTTTAATGTATCAATAAACCCTTGGACGACTTGCCTAGAACCTACATCCATTTGACCTGATACCACATAGTCTTCCATACCAGATTGCGACAAATACTTCAACTTAGTATCTTGTTGCTTCTTTTCTTTAGCAATGCGCCGTAAGAATGCGTACCAAGATATTTGTGTAAAGTACCCAAAGGCATTTGGTTTACCAGTACGTGTCGCCGCTTCAATGTTATAATTCTGAATTGCCCTTAGACAATTCTCTACTGCATCCATAACCATTTCTTCACGATATGTGTATCCAATAAAATTTGACTTATGAGATAAACCCTCTGCAATCTTTAGAAAGCAGTTAGCAATATAATCGTACACAATGGGTAAAGATGTTTCATTAGCCTGAGCCTCTTGTAATACTGTGCAATACTCTACCACTGCATTTGAAAAGTCTTTATTGTTGACGTAGTGGATGTTTTCTTTTGTGCGTCTAGCCATGATAACTCCTAATGTTCTTTCAATTATAAACCATTAATAATAAACTGTAAACCCTTAAATTGGTTTTTCTCACTTCATTTAGCTATTGACAGATTGTTCAAACGTGTATATAATAAAGAAGTAATGTATTGAAGGGTAGTATATACCTAGTGTACTGTCTTTCCAGGAAAGGATAAAATATTGTCTGTATCTTTTTCTTCGGTAATCTCTTCGTCTTCATGTGTTATTTTAAAGCCACTTATTTCTTTCATACGCTGTGCCAATTCTTCATCGGTCAGCTCTTTTGCTTCGATTGCATTATAGTAGTGCTTGAGGAGTTCTTGTGTGGGGTTGGCTTCTGCCATAACAAAATCAGGGTTTAATACCTGTAGTTGTTGCTGATCTTGGTATACCATCCATGTTCTAAACTGAAAGAACCTACCAGTCAATTCATTATCTACACAATGAATCTCATACACATTTTTAATTACAAATGAGTGTTCTTCTTCGGTAGGCCATTCTACTATGTCAGCAACGATCTCTGTACCATCACCTAACTTCATATGCTTTATGTGTTTCATTCTATGTCCACCTGTACTATTTTATAATCAAATTGTTCTTTATGATAAATCTTAACTCTTTCAGCCGAATGTAAGAGCGTGAAGTTCTTCTTTGCTTTCCAATGTAAGTCGTCTGCTATATCAAACAACTGTGTAGTCGTGTCATTATCTGACTTACGAAGCCCACGCCCAATAGATTGTAACACCTTGATTTGTGATTTACTCGGTGATGCGAACACTATATTGTGTAGGTTACGTATATTTATACCAGTAGAAAACGTCCCTAGAGAAGCCACAATGATAGCATCAGATTGCGTTTCAACAATCCCTCTAATAGTTTCTCTTACTTTGGCATCAACGTCACCAGAAACAAAGAATACCTTACGACCTTCTGATGCTTTAGCCTGTATCATATCAAACAAAGGTTTTCCATGACCTTCTACTCTTAGATACAATACTAGAGTGTTGCCCTTTTGATTTAAGGCAAGGTTACGTATAAATTTATTACGTCCTTCATGCTTTATTATAAATTCTATTTCCTTTTGATAATCGTTATTTGTATTATCAAGTCTTGTTTCGTCTGCATACTTCAACATCAACATAGTAATTTTTAATTGAGCAAGGTCTCCAGCATCTTGTAACGTCTTTGTTTTTGTGACTTGGTAGACAGGACCAAACAAACCTTCTAACACTAGCTTGTGTGTCTGTGTACCATCTAAAGTTCCTGTAAGACCAAATCTATATTTTGCTTCTACTGCCTTGTTCATAATAGACGACAAAGACTTTGATTTAAATCCATGACACTCATCACCAAATATCGCATCAAACTGATGAAACCATTTACGTGGCATTTTATATATCGATTGCCATGTAGAAATTATCACACGTTTATTAGTATCTTTATCTTTACCAGAATATATTCTATGAACTTTTGCATCAGCATCGTATCCATAATCAGAAACATCTTTATACAACTGTTCAACCAACGATGTTGTAGGAACAATAATAAGTATTTTGTTCTTACACGTTGCTAAAATATACCTCATTAAAATATACATGATTAAAGATTTACCTGAACCAGTTGGAGATAGTAGAATAGCGTTCTTACGTCTAAGGCCAATCATAACTGCATCGTGCTGATATTCTCTAGGCGTGTACGGCATATTCAATAAATTGTAGAACTCTAGCAAATGGTCTTCATTTATCTCGTCTAACACCGCTGGAAGCCCATACGCGGTCTCTATTGTATCCATGCTATACTTACGCTCTGCACAGAACTTAATAACATAAACGTAAAGTCCAGAAGACAACTCGCCATTCATAGAATTGTATAGACGTATCTTTCCGTCCCAAACCTTTGCTTTAAAGGCTGGCATAAATTTGTAACCTGGTACAAAAAAGGAAAAGTAATCACTTAGCTCTTGAGCAATACCAAGGTCACAGTCTATCGTGAGCATGCTATAGTCTTTAAGCTCTAATGTAATATCAGCCACTAATATAAGAACCTTTTGGTCTGTACCATTGTTTCTGATCGTGTAGTCTACCTAGGAGATTTTCTATCTTACTAAGCTCAGTACCTTCAGCACGACCTTCACCATACACTCGCACATTTGCGTCTGTTGGAGTTACATCAAGGGTATACCTTCTGGACAGCTTTGCCACGTACATTCGTAATGCGTGATCTATAATATCCAAATCTTCTACATCTAATTTAAATGTATCGTTGTGCTTACTCATTATCCACCTGCTTCAAAAGTTTTCCATTTAATCATATTACCAATTGTCTGATGTCGCCAATTAATATTAGATACTATTTCACTCAAGGTACTTATAACAGTTTTCCAATACTCAAGTTTCTCTATTGATTTTTGAATATCAGTATCAGCGTTATAGTAGTAGTCCATTTCACCCTTTAATACTTTAAGACCATGAAAAGGATCGTACTCCCAACCATTAGCCACAATATCATCGCCAGACATTTTACCATTATAGTAAAGCCATTTTTGCTTTAGTAATATCTTTTGAGATTGTTCTGATCTCTTAGACATCAGTTTAGCCTCTGAGAGAAGTCTCAAATACTTGGCGTGTAGTTTTGGGGTAAGTCTTGAAGCTTCGTCTAGCTTTGTATTAATTTGGCAATCTTCTTGCCACATATCTAAAATCACATTTAAGTCTATCATAATAATCCTTCATATTTTATCTAATTTCAAAGTAAGTATACCTGAAGTTAACAGGATATGCAATGTTTTGTTCAGTAGACACCGCTTCAAAGTTTACAGAGCCTATCGATGTTGGCATACAGTCTATATATCTTATTTGTTTGAGTGTGTTATTGGCACTTGATAATACTGACAATGTAATGTCTGCATACGTTGGTGGGCTAACATCATAGTCCACAGTACCACTTAATCCCATAGGTCTTTTTTCTTTTGTTTCTACTAATCTCTCAAGCCAATTCTGCATCTCTTGATATGAATTTAATTCTTCATCAAGGATAACATTAACACTAAGCTCTCCGAATGATATTTTATCTGGTGCAAAAGGCACTGAACTCACACGTGAATATGGTAACTCTACAGCAGATGCAGTCATGTCAGGATGCGTAAACGATTGCGCAAAGTATTCTAAGTTTGGAAAATTCTTACGATTGATCAACATCTTAAAGCCTGTTGGCTGTAAAAAGTTAGTAGTTGTCAAAGTGCTTATGTTCTTTTTTGGATTCAAGACACTTGTATTAACTGGATTTAACTGAGGCATAATCGTATCCTATTTTTCTTACACTTATATTTATAAGGTAAATTAAAGGGTTTATTTGAAACAATGAAAATAGTAGTTGACATTATCCTAGTTTTCTATATAAAGATTATAGAAACAATAAGGAAATGTATTATGTCAAATGCTTATATTGTAACAGGTTCACAAGATGGTATCATTAGTGTTTTCACTAGTTGGAAAAAAGCAACTGTAGTAGCACTAAAATATTGTGGTGAAGAAGGTCAAGAAGTATATCGAGATGACAATGATGATCGTGCATGGACTGTCCGATACTTCGAAGGATGGAATGGAGAAGCCCACATTGAACGTTGGTACATGAAATAGTATGTGTTGACAAATAAAATCATATGTGATATAAAGATAATGTGAGTTAAATTTTTAATAATCTTGGAGGATTATAGATGAAGTTACTTAAGTCTCAACGTGAAGCTCTTTCATATGCAGTCTCTTATTATGACGCATATTGGAGAACCTATGATCAAATCGTAGTAGCTCCTGAAATCTACATTAAGAAAGGTTTTCATTCTAGCTGCTCTAAAGCAGATGTGAAATACTACTTGGATATGGAAAAGCTGATAGATGCTGGCGTGATTGCGCGTCAAACATATACGCCTATGGGCAATAAGCGATCCGAGTGTGATAATCATGCGGCTCATATCATCGACCATGAAAAGGTGCGTGAGATGTGTAGGACAGGAGTTGTAGCATGAGAAGTTGGTCGGTGATTGCTAGTAGTAAATGGTCTACAGAAAAGACATCTGGCTTGACATACAGTGAGGCACGTGAGTTACATTCAACACACCATATATCAGGTAAATGGTATATGGTGCAATCATTCTTAGAAGGAACAAAATAATGAGTTCTGCATATAAAATTAAACCAAGAGATGAGGTTACAACTAAAGAAAGTATACTTATTGCTGAATTCTTAAAAAACAATGCTGTCACAAAAATTAAAACTGGACACACTGTCACTGGATCACAAAGGTTTAAAGAAGACAAAAAGAATGAGGTGTATTACAAAAAATATAATGGTAGTAAGACATAAAAAAAGCCCACCGAAGTGAGCTTTAATTAAGTGGGATAGGTTAAACACCTATCCCTTTTTTGTATTTCTTACTGTAGGATGTTGTCTACACGGAAGATTCGGTAGTATTGGTTAGTCTTAGCAGTAGCTAATCCGTCATTTGGTGTTGAACCAACGAATGGGTTTGAGACCATGCCGTAGCGTGTCTTAAATCCGATTTTCGGTTGGAAGTCATTCTCACCAACTGCACGAACCATAGTTAATGGTACGTATGGGCAATAGAAGATACCAGCATCGTATGCGTTTGTACCTTTATAGCCTACAGTTACGTAATCTGCAACTGCATATGGATCGATGTACACACGTGTACGACCATTCATAACACCAGCGAATGTGTTGCCTGTATCGTCTACTTGTAGATCTACTGACAATGCTGGAGTATAATCCAACATACCAGAAGCCGCTAATGCAGAAGCTACGTCAGATGAACATAGGATGAAGTTACCCTTGCCGCGACGTGTTTCTTTTGCAATTACGTTAGCTTCACGTTCGATCTGCATGATCAAACCTTTGAACTTCTCTACTGACCAACGACCATCTGCATCTGTTGACAAGTCAAAGATACCTTGGATAGCAACGTTAGTTGACAATGCACCAGTTTTAGCTTGGCTGTTGATTGAACGAATTACTTCGCGGTTAATCTCAGCTAAGATTTCTGTTGACAAGATGTTAGCTAATTCAGTTTCAGCGTCTAAGCCGTGAATTGCTTTCAAGTCTTGTGCAAGCTCTAATGAGTATTCAGCTTTCAAAGCACGTGATTTTGCAGTCACAGTAGCTTTTTCAATTGTGAAACCCATCTCGTTGAAAGTAGAAGCTGTGCTACCTAATCCTTCTGCGTCGCCTGTTGGCATACCACCAGCAAATATTGGACCTGTACGCTCATTGTTGATTGAGCTGTCTTTTAGGTTGTATGAATTAGCTACACCAGAAGTTGCAGACGAGTCATCTGTTAAACCATTTAAGCCAGATGCACCAGCACTTTGTGTCACACTTGAGTCACCAGAGAATACTGTATCTGCTTCGTTGAATAAAGCTTCTGTTGAACCAGTTGTACCAGCTGTATAACGTGACTTCATTGCAAAGATCAAGCCAGTTGGACCTGTCATTGGCTGTACACCACATAAATCGTATGCGATCATGTTTGGCATTGAACGACGTACTAAAGAGATTAAAACTGGATCCCAATTAGCTGCAGAAGAACCAACGTTGTTTGGTGTTTCCGCTAAGAAACCTGATTGAGCACGCTCTTCATTTAGTGCTTTCTCTTGGTTTTCTAAAGTGACAGCAGTAACCGAACGGCGATGCTTGTCTTTGATTGAAGGCGCAGATTCTTCATTAAGAACTGGTGCCCATTTTTTGACTAAACTGTCATATGATTCCATCATTGGATGTATTCCTATTAATTAAATTTACTGGGTTGATTTGATTGCGGCAACGTAACGCTGCATTGATTCTGATAACTCTACCTGAGTAGTTGTGTCATCTTCAATCAATTCTTCGCTTGTTGTAGCTTTTTTGGCAAAGACAGATTCTTTAATGGTTGCAACTTTATTTGCAAATTCATTATCGAAATCGTAACCTTCAACCATGGTGCGTAATTTGTCAACTTGTGTGTCAGCTAAATCACTTGACGCTTCACGGATAGCCGCTTCACGTAAATGGTGTGCAACTTCAGCTTTAGATGCAAGTAATTGCTCTGTAGCTTCGTTTAATTTAGCTGATAATGTATCAACACTTTCTGCAAGATCATCTACTAGATCAACTTTGGCTTCTGGGATGTCTACATAAGATTCAGTGAACAAGGTCTTTAAACCTGTCATAAAGTCTTCTGCTATTTCCGCACGGAGACCTGATTGGATTGCCAATTGGTTCTCTTCTACCCAAGCTTCAACAACGTAGTTGAGATAGCTATCAACTTTTTCAACAAGCTCTGCTTTAGTAGCGGATACTTCTTCATCAAGTTGAGTGGCATATGATTCTTCCAAACGATCAACTTCTTCTGCAAGCTTTGCTTTCACATTAGCTTCAAAGATAATAGTTGCTTTAGCTTTAAACTCTCCTGAAAGAGTTGCCTCAGATTCTACTAATGAGTTAAGTTCGTCATGGAAGTCTACTTGTAAGTCTGCAGCTTCTGTGGCTACCACTTTATCCATTTTTTCAGCTTTCGCTGAATTTGATTTGTCGCCCTTGCGCTTTTTAGCTTTGGGGCTTTTGCCTTCTGCAGCTTTTACTGAAGCTATTGAGGCTTCTTCTGCGTTCTTCGGATCGTGAGCTTCTTCGATTTCATTCTCGTCGAGCACCACATCCTGGTCTTGGATTTGATCAGTCATGTATGACTCCTAATAAGTTATATTTTTCAGTTCCGAGAGGAAATTCTTAAACTCACGAGCCTGTACCTCATAGAGGTCAGTTCGAGAAGCCTTTTTAATTTCAGTCTCCATTTTTTCAATTACCTGAGATTCGATAATGCCGTTGTTCCAAACCCACTCCACACCTTCCATAATTCCATTGACAAAAGCCGTTGGAGCTGATGGATCTTGTACAATATCAACTGTACTAAGAATGAAGTCATCTTTGACATACATTACGCCGTTACGATTCTCAAGACTACCCATACCACGAGTTGACACACCTAGTTGAACGCCACCATCAAGAAGACCTTTTACAATCTGCCCCATAGGAGTTTCCAATATGCGTGCTTTTCCTACAACATCATTTCCATTCCAATCAAGGCTTTCTATGATGTGCGAAACTTTATCAAGATTTACAGTGGGACCTTCTGGATGGTTAAGTTCTCCAACTGCACGTCTTGTTTTTACCTGTTCTGTAACGTATTTATTAACGGCTGATTCCATGATCTTCCGTGGATAAACTCGTCCATTTCTATTCTTTGATTCTGATTGCATAAAGACGCCTTCAATAAAGTGGTCTTTACCACCTTCTGCTTTGGCCTCTGAAAAACATTCAAGATTATTATCTGTGTATTCTGCAATCAGTTTCATTCTATTATCCTCTAGGGAAATCTACTGGTGAAAGCTTTACGGCTGTATTTGCCGCAAATATCTCATCAGACTTTGCTTTGATAACGACAACAGATTCCATAGGAGCTAATGTCATTGATCCTTTAAGTACGTTTCCAGCAGTTTGTATAGTCACAAGATAAGCTGTGGTTGCATTAGTATTAACACAACGTACTGTTCTGGCTTTATTTATATTCAATAATGCTGGCACTCCAGCTGAGTCAGTGTGTACAGCCGCTGCAATTTCTGCGCCTGTGGGTGTTACAAAGTTTACCATTTACTTACCTGTCTTTAATTGTTTGATGAACTCTTTAGCCATTTTCTCAGCAGTCTTTTGATTAGGAAAAGTGTCAAACTTGTCGCCGTCTATAGACACATCAATCATACCTTGCTTACTAGATGTGAATACAACTGGGTATCCATTAATCTTTTTACTTGTGGATTTAAGTCCAGCTCTTAGTTCTTTTAAGGTTTTCATTTCAATCCCATTCAGTTATCTTTATTTATACAAAAATAAGTTTACAACTTTAATTAATTCCAACCTTCTTTAATCTTCATCATCATCATCATCTTCATCATCGTCCTCATCGTCGTCATCGTCGTCGTCAGACTCTTCTTCTGTTTCATCGTCGTCTAATTCTAAATCCTCAGGATCGACATCTTCTACATCATCTGGCAATTCACCAAATATATGTCCTGCCGCAACGACCTTTTGTTGGGCTAAAGCATCATCGATACGTTGACCCATCATTTGTTCAAAGCTATTTTCTGCTGCATTAAAATCTTTATCTACAACACTGTCTATAAAATCTTGTGTACTCATTATAATCACCTTTGTTTATTCGTCTTCTTTTTCATCAGACTGATTGTTATTATCTACTTCTTTATCTTCTTTATCTTTAGGGTCTTCAACTTCGCCTACTTTTATTTCAGCACCAATTTGATCGCCCATTTCTTTAATCTGTTGTTCATCAAAGTGAAGAACATTTTTCATAATCCATTCTTTAGAGAAGTATTCACCAGCATATGATTGAACTTCATTTAATATACCTAGGCGTCCCTGTAGAATTTCTGTTTCTTTCAATTCTGTAAAGTGATTGTCACGAACAAAATCGATATTGATATTAGATTTCCAATCGTCCCAATCTTCTTGGACTATGATTTGTTTTAGAAGTAGTTGCTTCTTTAGTATGTTTAAGAACAAAGAAGAAAAACGACGACGTAGTTTGTCGATAAACTTTTGAAATTTAAGTTCTTCTCTGCTTATTTCAGACGATCTACCTAATTGGAACGTGGACTCTTGCTCTAGTCTTTGTACTGGAACATTTAATGCACGATATAATTTCTTTTGAAAGTATATGATGTCTTCGATTTGACCTAGATTATCACCACCGGGTAGTGTACTAATCTCTGTGCCTTTACCGCCTTCACGACGTGGAAGCCAGAAATCTTCTAGCATAGACATGTGCTTGCGATCATCCTTGACTTCACCAGTGGTTGCATCATAGACAATTTTATTCTTATAACGAGCCATGATGTTTTTCATGTACTCTTCGGCTTTACCACGCGGTAAGTTACCGACATCAACGTAGAATATTCTACGCTCAGGTGCACGTGCCAAACGATAGATAACTAATGAGTCTTCCATCATTCTTAATTGGTTGATAGGCTTTAACGCCTTATGTAGATATGATACTACTTTTTTACGATGCTCATCAAGCAATCCAGATGTCACATAGCTTATCGCATCTACGTTTATCTTGACAACGTTTGTAGCTACGTTTCCAGGCTTTTCTTCGTAGACAAAAAACTCACTTACTTTCTCTACAATGTCAGCATTAGTAACAGGATCTTTCTTTTTCTTAATCTCTTTTACTTTGCGAATTTTAGTCGCATCGATAGGACGAATTTCTTGTATACCAGCTTTTAAGTTGGCTTCATTAACAACTAGGTGATGCACCATTCTGCCGTCAATATACCAACGTTTAAACATATCAGAACCTAAATCTGAAAAGTTTAACATAGAAACAACATCATCAAATTCAGTAAAGATTTGTTTCTTAACCTTGTCACTCATACCTTTGATCTTATCAAGGTTTACTTTGACAGGAGCTTCAAGTTCAGATGTGCTTACCGCTTCGTTACAAATCTCATCAATTGCCATATCCACTTCTGGGTGCATGCCAACTGCCCTGTATCTTTGGACTAACTCTACAGAACCTTTTGCGTTATCGCCTTCAAAATCAATGTACTGACCTGTGTGTGAACCAGATGCAGTTACGTAACCAGCACCATCATCGTCGATAGGTGGTACAATTGAGGGTAACTTTACTTTAGCCTGTGCATTCTTTTCTGCTTTACGCAGTTCAAAACCAAATAATTTAACTATTGGACCAGCCATAATATATCCTTCTAAGTGTAAGTAAAGAGGGGCAAGTTAATCACCCCTCTAATATCTTTATTTATAACAGCTTTTTAGCTAGTTACGCCAGCCGCTTCCCAATACTGTATCTGGAATTCGACTTGGAATTCTTCGATGACATCAGTAGCTCCATAACTAAGATCAATTGGTGATACATTCGTAGGAAAACAACCACGGAAGTTGTATGTCTTAAGTGATGAACCATCTTTATCAAGTTGTTCAACGATAAGATCTGCTGAATAATCATTCACACTTGTCAAGCCAGTGTTTGCTTGATGGTTGTTCATGCCATTCATCCAACGTTCCATTGAGTCACGTACAACAAAGTCTGTGTCATTGATAATAGTCGGTGTCCATACATCAAATGTACGATCGCCAGCCATTTTTAACTGTCGTCCACGAAATGGTACTATGATAGTACCAAGTATAGACCCAGGAAGCTGTGCCGCTGAACAAAGGAATGAAGTAATTTCTACATCACCTTGTGCATAAGCAGGAAAGTTTATGGTTGCTTTGAATAGATTTGGTCTAGCTCCGCCACCTCTTAGTTTTGACTTAAAGTCATCAACGCCTAATATTGCCATTTTCTAATATCTCCCTTAGACCGAGCCAACAACTTCTTCGAAGTCTACACCAGTTCTAACAGCTACGAAATTTAGTGTAACGTAGTTGATTGAACGTGCAGGCTTGATGAAGATATTTGCTATGAATTCATTTCTATCTATAACGGCTGCGGAGTTATTTGATTCGTCACAAACAACACGGAAATCTGTAATACCGCGACGACCTTGGATTTCTCTCAAGAAAGGTTCTACGATGTTTACAAATTCTGCACGTGTAAATTCGTCATTGAATTCAAACATAACATTTCTTGCAGCAATTGCAATTGCTCTTTCCATAGTCAGGAACAAGCGACGAACGTTGATACGATCGAAAGCTGATGGTCTGGCTAAGAATGTTTTATCACCAAATAACAATACGCCTTGACCAGGAATATTTGCAACTGGATTAATACCAGCTTTATATAGTGTGTCTCGTTCTGCTTTAGTCGGAGAATATGTTAAGGCAGTTATACCTAAAACTGAACCACGTCTTTGACCAGCTGGTGAAAACCAAGGTGCCGCTTGAAGATCAGAAGCCGCCATAATACCTGCAACCGAAGATGCGTCTGGAATTTGGATATATTGGTCATTGTACTTGTCATATACTTTAAGATAGTTGTTTGAAACAACCAAGTAAGACGACCTTGTAAACGTGTCTGTTGTTACAATTGAAGTAGCAACTGGTGTTGATGCATTCACAACTGCAGCTCTGTTAGGTGATGCTACTACGACACAATCTTTACGTGTAGTTCCAGCAATTACAATCATGTTATTAACAACAGTTGTCATATCACCTTGTGCTGACATACCAGGAGCGATTAAGAAGTCAACAGTAATTGTGTCAACGTCACTAAACAATGCCATACCTGTGCCATACTTACTTGCAGTAAGTGCGGCTGAATCAGCACCAGCAGTTAAACTAGATGTTATTGGAGCAGATGCAGATGCTTGATACGTTGTACCTTGAGCGGCTGTGCCAGCATTAGTTAGTGCAGCTAATGTACCTTCAAAAGTTGCAAGGTAAACATATTTAGATGCACTATTAATTACGTCTTTAACATAATTAGATGATCCGTCTGAAGATTTTGCATCAGATGCAACAGAGACAAATGCGTAACGCTCTAATATAGTACCAGGAGTTCCTGTAAACAGACCATCCTCGTCTATAACTGCAACGTGTACTTCGTCATTTACAGCACTTCTTGCTAATCCATAGGCAGATGTTACTGGTGGTGAATCGAAAGCCGCTCTTTGACCCCATACTGAAAAGTATGTGCCTGAAGAATCTGAGCCTGCTGGACATAAAGAAACTCTTAAAGAGTTACCTAGTGCGCCTGGATATCTTGCAATCCAACCACCAGCATTTGTGTCACCAGAGTCAGAACCAAACGTACTTGATAACGAGTCAAAGTGCTCTTCTTCTCTCACAAGTAACGTTAGCCCTGCGGAGTTTGCATTGTATGCATGCGCTGTAGCTTCTCGTACCACTTGTAGAGAACTTGAATATTTTAAATAGTATGCGGCAGACAGAAAGTCTACAGCCTTAGTAGATGATGGGGAAGCGAATGTCGCCGCAAGATTAGCCTCTGTGTCTATCAGAGTAGCTTTTCTAACTGGTCCCCATCTAAAATCACCTACAAATGCGCCTGTTGTCGATTGTACATTTGGCACTACGCCAGTTAAATCAACTTCTTTGACTACAATTGCTGGGGATTCTGATGGACTGAATATTGCCATGTATAGATCCTTTTCAGATATTAATTAATAAGTTATCATAATACGAGTTCTTTATCATTATGTGTATTTATAACATTTTAATATTGTCCAAATGCCCATTTCTTCTCCTGACAATGATAGCATATTTTACATGGTTCTGTGTAATTATTAGTTCTCTCAGCATAATACGTACAAGACCAACTCTCTTTAATATACCTTTCAGGTAAATCTAATTGCTTAAACAAAAGAGCTATGTCTCGTTTGTCCATATGAGCAAAAGGTCTATAGGTTTTTGCACCAGTTGCATGATGTACTTGATAGATAGTATTAGTCTTATTGACTCTTCTTTCATCTTTGTACATACTACCCCAAGTATTAACAATGTTCCATGAAGGTAGTGCAGTAAGGCCAGTTATAATTATTTTTAAATCCTTGTACTTTTCATACATTTTCTTATCAAAAATACCATGAATTTCATGTTGTTCATTAATACCATCCTCTTCCCAATGAAATACTTCAATTTCTTTTATATTAAGATTTGGATGTTTAATTCTTGCATCAGATAAAATACCTTTGGTAATAGATGCAGTGTTTGTAACTCTACTACCAATTGATTGCATAGGAAGGATAGACACATTTGGAGATATTATATCACATATATAAAATAATAAAACCAATGAATCTAATCCACCAGAAATACCAACACCGACCATTCCAGAATCAGGTAAGTCCATAATTTAAAATCCCATATTTACCTTAACGTTTTTATCGACTGTCCATACACCCATATCTTCTTCTAGTATATTACTTTCGTCGTCTTGACCATCGTTTATAAACCCGAATGGCACTAAATCGTTTTCAATCTCTTTCATACGTTGTTCAAACATCATTTCCTTTAGATTAACATCAGTCAGTTCTTCAAAGTTATTACCCACGGCAAAATATCCAAACAACACTAGGTTCATCATTAAGTCGTCATGGTTTCCTTCTGATGCTTCGTATGATGCACCTTTGGCTACAAACGTGGACATCTCTAATATAGTCTGAGGGTCTACAATATCTAACTTGCCATGTTCAATAATGTCTTTAATGGCAGAACACCCAATACGTTTTGTTTTCCTAGTCATCTCTACACCAATACGATCAGCTCTTATAAGAGAATCCATGTGAAGGTTTTCGTACTCTAAATCATTATATAGGCCGTTACAAACCAGCGATCCTTGATCATTAGCTTCAATAATAGTATAAGCCTCATTGTAGAGATTTGCATACTTATAAATAATTGTAGGGTAGAGGATTGGTGAGATAGTATTACAGCGATACACAGCAACCTGCTTAAAAGGTCTTTGGCTAATATCGATCAAGTTAAACGTGCTATAGTCCAATCCTCTACCTCTCGCAACATCAACTAACATTATGTAGCTATGTTTGGGATCAGGATTTTCATACATTAAAAAACTACCGCCTTCTAACACTTGTACATGAGGTTTGGCTTTTTGTCGTAATAAATGTTCTGCTGAAATTAAAGTTGCGCCTGTGCCAAAGAAAGTGTTACCAAATTCTTGATCAAATTGTAATTGGCTTGTATTACCAATAGTCTTGTCTTTCCATTTTTCATCACGACCAGGAACGTCCCACCAATCAACTCTGAATGGCACAAATTCACTTGTGTTTTGCATAGCACCTTCCCAAATTTTATGGAACATGTTACCTATACCATTAGCAGTAGAAGTGATAATAATCTTTGTGTCCTTACCAGATGAAACAACTGGATATGTAGACGTGTAAAATTCTGCCGCACGTTCAACAAATGCAAACTCGTCTAAGTACAATAGGTTAACAGACATACCACGAATTGAGCTACCACTAGTTGCGGCTGCAATAATTCTGCTTAGATTAGAAAATTCTAAAGAACCTTTATTTAAAGCCTTTGTGCCTGGTTGTAAAAAGAAAGGTAAGTTCTCTAGCATCAAAGTAACTCTTGCCAACATTTCACGCGCAGTAGCACCCTTGTTTGCTAAAACAGCAACAGTTTTCTCGGCATGGAATATTGCATACCACAATAAGTAAGCAACAGAACTTATTGATTTTCCAGACTGTCTACAGGCAAGCACAATAGAAAATCTATTATTTTGAAAGTGACTAAACATTTGCTCTTGATAAGGATACAAATCAAATGGAACAAGCCCTCTATCTAAGCTGATAACCTTACAGTATGTTCTTGCAAAGTAAGAAGCATCGTGCATGCACTTAGCATACTCTTTGACTTGCCATTCAGACCATTCTTGTACAACGTTATCGGCTTTAACTTGTCTATTACCATTATAACTTTTACTCGTATCCATCACAATAGCCATTATTAATCCTTGTCTGGTAGTACGTCTATGACGTCACCCTCTTTTTTCTGTAAGTCTGATAGCATTTTTTGTATCTCTACAGTAGACCCAACTAATAAATTATTAGTGATGCCACCAGCTGGAATATCAGAAGGGTCTTCCTTCTTAATATCTTTTTTCTTTTTGTGTAAATCTAATAGATTACCATTGACATCTGCCATTGTTTTCATTAGGCCAGAAAGCACTTCAAATGCGCGAGGGTGTTCTGTTGATCTTGCAACTTCGATCATATCTTCTAAGGCTGCTGAACCTTTTACTAGGATGTCGTGGTAAGTTTGTCTTGCATACTCAAAATCATTATCTACATTATCAGATGAATCAATCATGCGCTATCTAAAGCTCCATAGAATGTTGTCGTAAATCCATAATCACTATCTGGACTTGCGGATGCTGGGTTAGGTATCACTCTGATTGTTGAAACTAACTCATCAGAGTCTTTTATACCACTATTTATAGTGTGTAATTTCATGTCTGCTTGACGTATAATCTTACCAGTTGTAACAGGACCATAGAAATTAATTTTCATTTCAAAGTCTAAAGTGTAAAGAATACTACGTCTTTGCTCTAAAGCACCTTCATAGTCGTCTGTGAATGAAACACTCTGCAAAGAAATAGGGCTGTCTTCTAATATATCTTCACCTGCAATAGGCTTTATTGTTAAAGTATATTGTGGAGCAAAGTAAGGAACAATCTGTTCAACTATTTGTAACGCATCATCTTGAGACTTTGCATAGATGTTTAATTGAAAGTTTATATTATAAGGTACTGGTGTTTTAACTTTGTTTCTATCGTAAACACTAGTGCCTGTAGTGTTAAACTGATTGACCTTACTTAATTGTCTGACTGGATCATAAACAATATTAACAATCTCGAATGATATGCGAGGAAGTTTGATAGCCAATTGTCTTTCAGCATCTTCACCATTAGTCTGTGATCTAAGACGTTCAATAAAATCACGTTTAGGCGCATATGTCAATGGTACTTTAACTTGACTTATTACTGCGCCAGCAGAGTTCTTACGTAACACATGTAAGTTATTAAACAGACTGCCAAACACGGCAACTGATTTACGAATTCTTTGATGATAGAAATATGTACCAAACATTATTTAAGTCTCCACGTCACCAAATGGGTTGCTTTCAGAGAAGTCTAAGAAGCCACCAGCTATGGTTTTAAAATCAGCATTTTGTTCATCGTCAGAAATTCTATTATCCTCTACAACACCACTAGCCTGTACGACACCTTTTGCACCCGATGTTAGACCTGTGATTGTTCCAGAGTCAAGGAATTCACGGAACTTACCATCTGTAGAACCAATGTGAGCCAAAGATAACACGCTATCAGAATCAGAAGCAAAGTTAGCCGCTGGTGCAAATGCGACGACTTCACCCCTCATAAATATTCCAAGGTCACTGTCAAGTGTCTGTGAAACGTTTTCGCCAACTTGGAACAAAGTTGCGCTTGATGAATCTTGATGTAATGTAAGATCCATTTGATAGGCACTATGCTTTTCAATATCATCAATAGCTTTGACACCTGTATCAAAATCTTCATCATTGTATTCGAATAGAGAACAACGCATTTTAAATGTTGGTAGATTCTTAAGCTGATAAAAAGGCGATTCGTCTTCGACCTTTTGAATTTCAAAAGTAGAGTTTGACATAGGCAAATGTATTAAATCACCTTCTCTAGGTCTATAGAAAGCAATATCATTCTTACCGACTAATTGATCAAAGCGACGTCGTGCAACAATAAACGTTGCTTCGTCTCTTATCTCAACACCGAATTTTGAAAACAAGTCTCTTTCACCATCAAAACCTTCTAGGTTCTCAATATACATTTCAATCTTATGAGATTTTTTAAATTTAGAAACAGAGTCGTCACCAAATATACGATCTTCGTTTACTAATTCACGAGGAATATAGAAAACGTCTTGACCATACATTTGTAGAGACTCAATTATTATGTCTTCATATAATGTCTGTTCGCTTTTAACGCCGACATTGAAGTATGCATTGGTTGCCATATTATCCTACAAAGAAATCTGGTGGAAATTCGTGTTCTAGTCGCATTGTTTCTTTTAGTGTTGCAATCTCGGCAGTAGCATCGTCATACAATTGTCTACCATTAAGAAGAACGCCGCCTGGAAGTTGCATACCTTCAAACTTAATTAGGTTTGCACCCCATTGTTGTTTTATCAACTGTGTGGTGAAGTCTTTTACAAACATATCATTATAGACTGATGTGAAAGTTTCTGGATTAATTATGTTGTCTGTTTCAAGAACTACGTAATCACCAGCTTTAATAGATTTATCATTCATGTTACTAAACCACTTTAGACGATTCTGATGTCTACGGAAATTTACTTGTGGCGTGCCAGTCAATTGACTTTCTAGTAAAGATAGATATTGTTGCATCTGTGTGAAGTAACCAAGATCACCTATAAAGCTACCTTGGTTTGCCACATCTTGTAGCATCAATTGATATTTAATACTAAAAAAGTTTCTTGAAACTGATGCACCAGTTTGTATTGGTAATGCTTTTATAACATACAATATATTGGTAGGTAAAGTTATATATTCGTTTGTAATGTCTGTAGCAGTCATTAAATGAACATGAAAACCTCTTGATACTGCATCAGAATGAAACTCTGCATAATACTGTAGAGCGTCGTCTATACGATCGTCTATTTGATCCTCGTCTACGTTAATTTCAATGACAGGAGCACCTAGCCTACGAAGAGCATGGTCTTGTAATTGTACTCTGCTTGTAACAATAGCCATTAAAAATAATCCTTCTGGTGTAATAGGAGAGAGATATTATTCCCTCTCCATTCTATTTAGCTTAGTTTAATAGGTTGCCAGCGGCATTATATACATTAATTCTATAATGAGAAGCCGCTTGTCCGTCTAAAGTACCAGCATTAACACCACTTGTGCCGTTGACATCAACTGTTCTAAGGGCAGTTAGTATCTGTGCGGCTGTCTGATCGGCTGTAGCACTTGATTCAATGCCGTCTAGTTTAGTACCATCGGCGGCAACGTCACGACCATCAACTGTTCCCGATGCGGCAAGGTTGACAACAGTTAACGTACCTGAGCTAGAATTAAAGGTAAGATTAGAACCACTCTTTGGCGGCAATTCGCCTGTCGCACCAGTTGTAAATAATGGAAAACAAGTCGTATCACTTGATTCATCTGCTACTGTAACAGCAGTAGCAACAGCTGCTAAAGCAACATCAATATTAGCCGTACCATTGAAAGATGTACCACCGATAGTTCTTGCAGTTGCTAATGCAGTTGCAGTTGCCGATAAATCTACTGCAATATTAGCACTACCATTAAATGATGTTCCACCAATAGTCCTTGCAGTTGTTAAAGTGGCGGCTGAACCAGATGTGTTTTGATTACCAGTTGCATTAACACCAGCAAGGTTTATATTCGCTGATCCATTAAATGATACACCACCAATAGTCCTTGCAGTTGCTAATGTAGTTGCGGTATTCGCTAAACCCACTGCAATATTAGCACTACCATTAAATGATGTACCGCCAATTGTTCTTGCAGTTGTTAGCGTAGCGGCTGAACCAGATGTGTTTTGATTACCAGTTGCATTAACACCAGCAAGATTTATATTAGCACCACCATTAAACGATACGCCACCAATAGTTCTTGCAGTTGCCAATGTAGTTGCAGTTGCGGCATTACCAGTGACTTCACCAGTAAAATTAGTTGCTGTTATTTTACCTGTACTTGGATTGTAAGTAAGCCCTGTGTCATGTTTTATCGCCGTAACTGCGCCACTTGTTGCCGCGTCAAACTTAATTGTAAAGTTTGTGTTAGTTGATTCGTCTGCTGTTGTTACAGCACCAGCAGCTGCCCATGATAGTGTTTTGTCACCACTTGTTACTAAGGCTTGTCCAGCAGAACCATCTGCATTTGGCAATGTCCATATAACGTTAGCGGATGGAGAAACTGGTTGACCAAATCCTACATAGTTACTTGCGTTACTGTCAAGGAACCTTTGTTCTGTTACTGCTGACACAAGTGATGTTAATACGCCTGAGCTAGGGTTATATGTTAAGCCAGTATCCGTCTCAATACCCTGTGTCCCTGTTGCACCATCTACGAATGTAGGAAATACTGTTTCATTGGCTGTATTGTTAGCAGTTGCCGTAATTGCAGTTCCTATTGCTGCAGTGCCAGATGTGTTTTGATTACCAGCAGCATTAACACCAGCAAGGTTTATATTCGCTGATCCATTAAAGGATACGCCACCGATTGTTCTTGGAGTAGCTAAGATGGTTGCAGTTGCCGCATTACCAGTTAATTCACCTGTAAGTGCGCCCTCAAATGTACCAGCTTTAACAATACCCAACGTGACTGAACTATCAGCCATGTTTATAGTACCTGAAACATCAGAGTCGTAAGCGTTTAAGAATGTCCACTTAGTCTCACTCACATCAAAGAATAGACCCACGTGAGTGTGGCCTATACCTGAGCTACCAGTGTTTCTGTTTGTAAATATACCAGTATCAACATTGATAGGAGATGCTGAACCTAGCCATGCGTTATTTAATGTGTGACCAGTTACTGCACCAAATTCTACACTAATACCATTTGCTAATGTGTGCGCACTATCGTTAATTCTAATATTTTCACCTAGGACAGTAGAAAATGCAGAGTCATAAGAAAACTTGAATGAGTCACCAGCCGAGTCTGCACTATCAATTGCAAGATAGAAAGCTCTGTTGACAATATCTGTAAAGTGACCTTTAAGAACCGCATCATCAAGACCTGAACCTGTTACCAATGCAGTGTTTGCATCACCTATTGTATCACCTTGGTTAAGATTATTAAATGCGCCACCAATATTGATATTCTGTGTGGATGCGTTTACTTGAGTACCTAAAACTGTTAAGTTATTACCAACAACCAAATTAGTGCCTATGTGAGCATCACCAATAGTTCTAAAAGTTTGAGTCGTATCATGGCTTAACTCGACCAGAATTTGTCCAGTGCTTGCATGACTTGTTAAAACACGACCAACTGTAATTGGAAAGTTAGGGAATGAATTTTCTGTACTAGACAATGCACCAGCTGATGCTCCAAGGAATACAGCGGCATTGGCAGTCAAAGAAGACGTGTCGATGTTATTTACTAGACCTGAGTTTGTTACGTACCCAAATGTGCCATTCTCAATATCATGGGTTGCAAGACCAGAAACTTCGTAGTGATCCGCGTTTGATCCGTTTGCAAGTCCGATTGTAGGTGTAGTACCTTGCACACCAACATAATAGACTGGTTTACCATCAAGGATTGTTGCACCAGATCCGTTATAAACTCTAGTAACTTGCTCTTGACCAACTTGTAAAGTCATAGCAGCTTCGTCGTTGTAGACTGCTAAAGCACCGAATGCTGAGTCGTAAAATACTCGACCTTCTGCATGTGCAGGGATAATACCAGAATAATCTAAGAAGCCTGGTGCAATTGAAGTGGCAGTGACAACATCGAATGTTACGTCGTCTGTTGTTGCAACTGCTTGACCAATAGCAATGTCGTTGGCATTTACTGTGACACCAGTACCAGCACCAATGTTTAATGTGCGTGTAGCTGCAATAGTACCACCGCCTGTCAAACCTGCACCAGCAGTAATTGTTACGCCGGTGTGATCAATATGTTCGTTTGCAACAAATCCACTTAGATTGTCGTGTACGATTTGTCCGTCATTAGTTGTGATGTTATCTGCATTTGCAGTTAAACCAGTACCAGCAATAACATTAAGTGTACGATTGGCGGCGATAGTACCACCGCCTGTTAAACCAGTGCCCGCAATAACAGAAACACCTGAGTGATCGATATGCTCATTTGCAACAAATCCGCTTAGACTGTCATGTACAATGTCACCATCAGTTGTAGTAATCACACCAGTGCTATCATTGTATGTAATACCAGTACCACCACTTATAGCGTTCTTAGCGTCACTGTCTGCACGAGCAGTCGTGTAATAAAGGTTACTACCTTCTGTAAGATTAGCTGTAGTGAAAGGACCTAGTGTAGCAGTTGCAGTAAATGTACCACCATCTGCTGTACCAATTGTTAAGATGCCGTTACTACTATCGTATCCAAATGATGCAACACCTGCAACTGGAAATACTCCAGCAGAGTCTATTAGTCCTTGAGCGTTTACTGTAAATTTTGGAACTAAAGAACCAGAACCATAAGTACCAGCAGTCACACCTGTGTTTGTTATTGATATTTTACCAGCGGCAGAGTCGTATGTAATTCCTGTGGAAGCTACTAGCTTGGCTCTTACTTCTGCTACACTAGGACCTGTATATGTTAATACGCCTGTTGCAGGGACATATGCAAAAGAACCATCTCCACCAGCGTCTGTTAGACTGATTGCGTTCTTTGCATCAGAATCAGCTCTTGCTGTAGTGTAGTATAGATTATTACCTTCGCCTAAGTTGGTAGTGCTTTTTGTAGCTATTCGTACATCAAAGGCAGAGTCAACTCTTGATGTTGTATGATACAAATTGCTACTGCCTTCAGTAATCTCATCTGTATTATCCTTTGATGCTATTTGTGTAGCAACGTATGCTTGCGTAGCAACTGGAAGGTTTGCCTGAGTTATAATGCCACTTACGTTTACTGAACTATCAAACGTTGAAGGTCCTTTGACTGTAATGCCATTCTTAACTATAAAATTCTTGTCTGCCATGGTTCATTGTCCCCGATGGTTATGTGATAATTGTTTGGTGGGCTTTAACTAATATTGTATTTGCAGGATTACGTGTAAATTTAACTTCAATTGTGCCTGAGTTATTTGTTACAGCTAAAGATCCTAGATCACTATCACCAGTATGTACTATACCATATTCTGTACTTGCTATATTTGTTCCGTCAAATGCAGTCAATATTTTAGAGATTTGTGTCTCTGTAGAACTGCCATTGTATGCTGAAATATTAAATTCTATTGCAGTGGATGCACCACCTGTTACATATGATGCAACGATTGTAGCTGATCCGCTTGTTACTGATACACCAACTGGTTGTGCTTTAACTATACCATTCTTAGTATAAAGAGTGCCAATGTAAGCACCTCTAAATCTTATATCATCTGTGCCAATATCAATCGCATCTGAATCAGAGGCAAATAATGCACCAGAAATAGTTGCACTATCAAGTGTTTTATTAGTTAGTGTTTGTGCACCCGACGTTGTAACAGATTCAAATCCACCAGCGGTCGAACCATTATGTACTCTAATACTATTTAATTGATTATCATATGAGATTTCACCAGCAGCCCCAGTAAAGTTATTATTCTGAGCTGTTGTGCCTCGTCTAAACTGGACTACTGTAGGCATTTATTTAATTCCTTATTTCTATACACTTGAATCTACGCCAAGATCTATTGTTGCTAACGAACCTACAGGATTCATACATTCAAATGTTCCGCCTGTTGAAATTCCAAACGCATCAATTTGACCTGTTGAGTCTACTGTTCCATAATTACCTTCTGGAAAGTTAACTGCTCCAACGCCTGTTATGACTGCGTTATCTACATATATTTTATTTACCGCATCATTATTATCAGAAGGCGAAGATAAATTAACAATCCTAAGACTGTTCATGTTTATCTGACCAGTCATTGTTCCACCAGATGTGAGCAATGTTTCTGATTGTGCCGAATCTATTTGAGCCTTTATAGCATCAGAATCAGTAAAAAATTTAACTACATTATCGGCATTTTTATAAAAAAGTCTTCCGTCTTTATAGTTAATAGCCAATTCACCATAGGCCAAATCGCCAACAAGAGGTATCTTGCCAGCCGAATCTGATTTAAGTAATCTAATCTCTACGTTAGACAATGTCTATTCTTTTCTTTTTAGTAAAACTATATAATATTAGTTCTATTTATAACGATTAATACTCGCCGCCGTCAACAATATTCAAAGTTACACCACCATTAACTACAGTGAATTGAGTATTATCAAAGAAAGCTAAACCTCTTTGCGTGTATGAGGCGTTAAATACATTGATTTTAAACTTACCGCTTGATGAATCCAAGTTAAAACCGATAGATGCATCAGCAGTAGTTATCTTTGCTCCTACATCAGAATCGAAACCTAAATATGAACCAGCAAGTGTACTCGCTTTAAATGGCGCAAGTGAAAATGACGAGTGTGCTATATTAATTGCAGTCGATCCTGTTGGATCTAGTGTATAGTTATCATACACCTTAAATGTCTTATCTGTTGCGTCTCTGAACATACCAGTAAACGCAAAACCTGAACTATCTTCTTTGCGTCCAGCCGCATAACCAATATCAATAGAAGCGTTTGGGCTTCCAGCTGAGTCATTAGAGTTAAGCTTGATGTGATGGTCTGCAAGGTTCAAAGTCTCTGAATTAATAACAGTCTGTGTGCCTGTAACTGTAAGCCCACCTGTAATTGTGAGATTTGCCAAAGACAAAGTGTCGTCAATATTAATAGCAACGTTGTTATTAGTTACTACTGTTCTTAAACCATTACCACCCGAAAAAGTTAAAGTGTCAGCTAGGATTGATACAGAATCAGTTCCAGAGTCGCCAGCCAAAGCAATGTTAGTAGCAACACTTATTTCTCCAGCAGAGTCAAGTCTACCATCCGAAAGTATTTTTATTTGTGGTATTTTTGTGGCTGAACCATAAGTTCCAGCAGTAACATTAACAGGAGGTAAAGCATCCGAGGCTTCCCATTTGCCAACAGACGAATCATACGCAAGAAGGTTGCCGTGTGATGCACCCGAAACATCTACGTCAGATAAACTTGCAAATGATCCACCAGATTGAACAATGCTACGTATTGGTGCGCCAACAACCACTTTTTTTACTTGAGTTTCATTCAACCCAGCGATTATGACAGTTCTATCAACCATAGCTTTGTATTACCTTGTAATCGATGCGTTTACGTTAATTCTTCCTTCTAACACTCTTTCAACAATTAACGTAGAAGAGCTATCAAGATACTGTATTTCAGCATCGTAAAGGTATCGACCAGGTTTAAGTATTTCAGTTTGAGCATTAGTCAAAGAAAGATTTACAATGCCTGATGTCGCAGGGCTTGTAATCACGGCTAAGAAATCGTGGCTATCTGCACTATCAGAATTTATTGATCTTTTTAATTTTGCTTTAGCAGAAAAATTAGTTAAATTCTTAGCAGTATCATCTATTGAGTTTACTAAGTGTACTTCAATAGCTACGTCAGTACCTTGATCTATTTCAATTTCTTCGTATTGTGCCATGAATGGTACCTTTACTTGTGTTCTTTACATTATTTATAACAAATATTTCCCCATACCAGAATAAAAAATAGATTCGTGGCAAGAATTAAATACACAAATAGCTTTACTTTCATCATAAAAAACTAATACTTTACCGATCACAGCTCCACCAGCTGCTAATGTAGACTCTGTGTCTAATCTAATAAAGTAAGATTTATCTGGATCAATGTGAGGTGTAAGTTTACATCTAAAATACCAATCATCTTCACTTAAACTACAAAAATTAGCACTAGGAATTTCATAGCTAAAAAATCTATCAATGCCATGATATAGATTAGTATAAAGTTTTATTGATTTTACAAACTTATTATATAAGTCTTGATTCTCATTGTTGTACCAAACCATAATTGAAGAATTGTAATAAGGTTTGGTATGTTTCGAAAACTCCTGAAAATAATCATTAGAATAATCATTTAAACTTTCCTCAAAAACTTGATCTATTAGAGTTAGTTTATTATGTGACGCTTCATCAAATAGATGATCGATATTATTTTGTATCACTACATCTAAATCTAAATAAAGATTGACACCATCATAATCATTTTGTTTAAACATGGTAAGTTTCCACCACCAAGCTTTTAAATCGAGTCGCGTGTCTAATGAAACAATGCTTATTCTTTCGTCAACACCCTCAGAATCTTCTGTATAACAATAAAAGTTAAATGGCAAAGTGATGTTTCTCTCTGCCATTCTATAGAGTCTATTTACATGTTCAGCAGTGAACTTGTCACCCCATTTAACACATACTACGTTGTGTTCCAAATCTTTTGTACCCATTCTGCTTTGTCCTCAATCATATTGTCGTCATATATGAAATGTACTAGCTTGATTTGATCGCCAAACTTCTCTTGAGTTATCAAAGGCTTGTTATAGTAATCGTAGTATTTATTTATTATATCCTTGTTGTTTCTGGACGAACCTTCTGTATGAACACCTAACCATTGGCCTGGGAGTTCCTCTATAAAGTAATTAGAATCAGTAACAAAGTTTTGTTCGCCCATTCCCATAATACCAATTAATTTTCCATAGTGATTAATCCAGAAATCAGGATTAGAATAAAATTTGTCGTAAACGGCAAGTTGATTATAACCAGGATTAATTTTATAAAACCCACCATTATATTTACAACCACTGTTTTTCCACCATCTTGGAAACGCTCCAATATGATTTTCTACAATGTCATAGTTGAATAGTTCATCTAGGCTTCCATTAACAATAATATCTATGTCCATAACAATGCAAGGATCTTGGCGTTTAAAAAAAGATATTTTATCCCAATGACCATTAGGGCAATCAGTCTTTACAATAAAGTTAAAATCGCCAGAATAATTCCTAGCTATGCCATTTTGTAAATTGTCAATATATTTTGAGCTATACTTTTCACCGAAATGTGTTACGCATATATCAATCATTCAATGCCTATTTCTTCTAGTACGTCTTCCCAAAAGCCTTTACTTGTTTGATCAAATACATAAGACACTGTAAATCTCCAACAATCAGTAGAAGCCATATGATACACCAAGTTTTCAGGACCATCTTCATATGATCCAAAGTAAAAGGCTTTAGCTTGCCAACCCACTTTATCTTTTACTAAAACTTCTTCACCAGTTTTAGGATCTACATGTTTCCAATACCCATCACCAGTTTCAGACCAAGTTAAAACTATATTGTAACTTGGTGCGTTTGCATTATTATGCCAACCAATGTAGCCACCAGGAGGGTACACAGCCGCCAAAGCATTAGATCTAGTGCTTAAAATAGAAGACAACTTTTTATTAAGCCTTATGTAGTTGTCATTAAAGTATTTCTCTTTGATTTTATCATCGTCTGTCCTTGGAGTTCTATCCCAATAATCAGATGTTTTTACTTGCTTAAATGTATACCCATAAAGACATTCAGGATAACCATCGTGGTCTTTATAATCAGCCATGATTTTCTTTTTGTATGCGTCACTTATATTTTCTTCACGTTTGTTTTTTTCGTTGTTTGCATTTATAAGATAAGCATGTTTTTTAAAAGATTCTAAATCGTTATACCAAAGGTCTTTAAACTCATTGAGTGTATCAAGAACTTCGTTATTAACAATGTTAACACTTGTCATAGTCTTTGTCATTCTTCAATACCGATCATATTTTTCTATTAAACCGCTGTAGTGTTGGATTATAACACCTTTCTCTGGCTTTGTAAACCCTTTAATTTCATACGTCATATACCAATTCCATCTCTCACCATCTTCAAAGGAACCTACTTTAAGATCTTTATAATAAGGGTGTTCCTCTGTTAAAAACCATAAAGTGAATTGATCGAATTGACGTAATACTTCTGGATGCAAATCAAAATCTTGTTTACCATCTTTATATGCAGGCCACCAATTTCCAGCAAATTGATTGCGGTAATATTCGTTCCACATTTTCATAAAACTTTGAACTATAGGTTTTCTAATATCATAAAGAACTATGCCACCACAAAGTTTCATTTCTCCACCACGCCACTTACGAATTGCAAACAAAGAATCTTTGTCCACAGGCAAATCAACAAAGGCTATGTCGTTTCCTTTAAGTTGATCAAATGCAAACTCAATATCTTCATGTATGATTTCTACGTCAGCGTCAACATACATTGTAATATCAAAAGGAGTCTTATCTAAAGCCCATAGCTTTTCTCTTACATGGTCACCGCAATATATTAAGTGGTCCGCAATAGATTCGCGCCCATCACAGAAAGCTTCCTCTGTAACAAGACAAACTTTAGCGTCTGGATAGTTATCTCTAATAGAATTTATTGCGTTTATAGCTAAATCAAAAAACCTAGGTTTAGTAGATGCTACAAGTAAAAACCCTTTAGTCGGTTCCGTTTTCATTATTTAATACTTCCATCACAATCATCATACAATATACATTAACTTCAACGACGTTTTGAGCTTTTCTTAATTTAGATTTTAAAACTCTATTAGTAGAATTTTTAATAGCGTCTATCTCGAAAGCAGAAATCTTAGCTTCAAATAGTTGTTGAAGGTCTTTTGCTCTTGCTCTTTCTAATCTTGCTTGTTCTGCTTCAGTGCGTTCAACTAATTTCTTTTCGTTACGTTCGTTAGTGTTGGCAGTGATTGCTTCAAAAGTTATAGCATCAAGAACTTCTTTAAAGTCTGGATTTTCATTTCCATCAACATCAAATTTATTTACAGTAAGTTGTTGAGTAGTAGAATTTTCATTCTCATCGACAATCGTTAAAATTGTTGTTATTCTATTTTGATCATAACTTTCCCAAAAGGACTTTTTATCCCAAGTGCGATTATTCATAGTATTCTCCATTACTTTTAATTATATATATCAGTTATTATAACACATTTAAGCTTTACGTACATACAAAGTATATGTTTCAATTGTACCAACGCCAGAACCAATAGTTTCGCCTGCATAGTTACCAGTATAAGCACCAGTGTAGTTGCCAACGTAGTTACCAGTATAAGCACCAGTGTAGTTGCCAACATAGTTACCAGTATAAGCACCAGTGTAGTTACCAACATAGTTACCAGTAAACGTTGCCGCACCTAAGAAGTTTGCCACATACTGGAATTGTTGACCACCGCCTTCATAATAAATAACTGTACGCACTCTTTGAAAGTTTGCACCATTTGGATTTACATAACCTGCTGAGTAAGTACCAGCATAAGTACCAGAATAATCTGCTGAGTAAGTAGCTGAGTAAGTACCAGAATAATCTGCTGAGTAGGTACCAGCATAAGTCCCAGAATAATCTGCTGAGTAGGTTACATCTGAAGTTGTTTTCTTTGTATCTGTTGCTGTACCTTGTGCTTGCCAAGTTCCAGTTGCAGATGGTACACCATTAGCAGATGATCTTAATTGATATGCACCAACATTATTTGCCGCCGCCATTGTGTACTTTCGTAACCAAGTACCGAATGTATGTTTAATTTCTGCATCGTCCATTTCTTGTAGACCATCGAAGCTTGAATCGTCATTTTTTATCTTGACAGGACGAACTGCTGTAGGAGCCGTCATTGTTTGACGTTGCCAAATACTATGTGTGATTGTGCTACCATTTGATGCTTGTGTGTCAGTAAAGACGTCTGCCAAATGTTCGTCGTAATCTGAACCAGGAGTAGACGAGGCTAACTTGTAAGTGCCTGGATAATTGCCTGCGAATACCACAGCAGACAAACGAGCTAAAAGCGTATTCATATTTGCATCTGTGAATTCATCTGTTGCGGTGTTATCATCATCCCACGTTATAGGTCTGTGAAAATCGCCACCATTAGTTGCTACAGAACCAGACTTTTGAAATAGAACTGTATTAGTTGTACCTGTACTGATACCAGAACCTGGATGTGTGCCAATTGCTTGGTTGAAGAATGTGTTTGAGTACGTTCCTATATTAGTAGAACTTGAATTAGATGTTGTTAAAGCGGCTACAGCAGTTTGAGCTTGTGCGGCAAGATGTAATCCAGCTTGATACGAAAGATATGCTTCCTCAGTCGTGGTCATCTCTTTCAAGTTACCATTGGTATCACTTAATTTAATTGGGACACTCATCTTTTATTCCTTATGTGTTCAGTAAAGTACCAGCTGCGTTATACACATTTGGTAATCGTCTATTCAACTCATTAACAGAGCTTACCAGCGATGTTTTGTTTGTAGTAGTCAAAGATGCCAATGAAAGAACTCCACCACTATCACCATAAAAATTAGTCCTTAATGATAATACATCACTATCAACATCTGAGTGGACTTTATTAACAGCAACAACAAGTGATGTTGCAGAGTCCGTCAAAGATGTAAGATCACCTTGCAATATTCCAAGTTGATTTGTTTTATCTCTCCAACTAGCAATTGTAGTTGAAAGATCAACGTTGATTAATGACATGTCATAACTTCTCTATAATCTGGCTTAACATCATTTTAATATCTTTTACATCACTTTTAAGCTGGTTAATTTCTTCCCTTTCAGCCGCCTTAGTCTCTCTTTGGTTTACCCTGAGGTTCTTAATGCGATTGATCTCAGTGCTATTTATATTAATTATAGCACCTGTATTTTTATCTCTTGCTAATCCGCTATGACCTTCTACCTTCACTAAATCCATTATGTGCCTAATGCAATAGTTCTTAACGCTTTAAATCTAGGTACGTCTGTTGACGATGTTGAACGCATTACTATTTTAATTTGGTAAGTAGTAAATGGTGCAAGGTCTCCTTGATATGTTCCACCTATGACATATTTATACTCTCTGAATACGTTATAATTTGTATCAATAGGAAGCGTATTATGATTTGAATCAGGTTCTACTTTTGATGCCTCTATCCAAGCAGTGTCTTCAATGCTTACGTCACCACCAGCATCTAACACTTTATAGAAAAGATCAAAGTCTGTACCCTGAGGTCTATTGACATCAACAAGGACTTTAATACCAGTTGCAGGTTCAGCTAATAAAACAGGTATTGATATGTGTTTAGCCAAGGTAGATCCAAAGTTTGCAACTGTCTCAGCTACATAGCTTAATGGGACGTTAAATCCAGTTGTTGCCGCTGAATCTGGATTATCAATAATGTTGTGGACTGATATAACAGAAGCTCTTTGTAAGTCTACAGAAGGAGCCGCATATGAACTTGTTGTCACTAACTCCAAATCAATAGTATAAGAAGACCTAGTAAGGGCTGTGTCTCTAACAGCAGTCGCAATAACAGCTGGAGAATTTAAGAACGTATCCATTTTGTTTGCTGTTGCGTGTTTAGGTAAAGTCCCATAAGCAGTTTCACCACCACCAAAAGATTTAGAAGTTGTTAGACCAGCTACCATGCGATGATTTGTGCCATTTGGTTGAAGTATTTCAATATTAGGCTTAAAGCTATCTATGATATATTGTTGTGTAGCAAGGATGCTATTACCACCACCGAATATAGCTGAGTCTGCCGAACTGTCCATTTCAAATTTATAGCCAGTACCATCAATGTGAGTAACAGCTCTTGATCCTAAGATACTTGCACCTAAAACACCATTGATGCTAGTAGCAGAATCTAACCCACTTGAGTCAGAAGATATATGTACGACGTCATTTACTTGAAAGCCGTGGTTAGGATGTGCAACAGTAACAGTTGCATCACTTGCCGCAAATAGAAACGGATTACTTGTTAATGATTTTACAGGTGGCGGAGCCGCATTAAATCTTACTAATGCGTTAGTGCCTGTGAAGTTGGCTCTATATACTTTAAAAGTTAAATCACGAGTCTGATCCGCTTCAAATACTCTACCATTAGCAGACTTAAAGAATATGCCTGCGTATGGATCTGTTTGAAGTCTTTCTGTTGTTGAACCTAGTTTGAAGTCACCTAACTTAGCAGTCCACACTTGATATGCATTACCAAGAGCATTTGATTGTATGCAAATAGCAAAGTCTTTGCCACCTTCAAGGTATACTGGTTCTTCAAAAGTGAAAGTTGTTTCTGTAGCCGCTGTAGCAGACACAGTTATGTCACTTGCCGCTTTAAAAGAGACACTGTTTTCGATTATCTTACTAGAATCAGGAACACCATTAACAGTAGGTCTTATACTAAGTTGAACAGGATAGTCTGCATCTGCCGCTTTAGTTGCAAAATAGATACCTATTTTAGTTATGTATATTCCTGAAACCTGATTGACCCTAAACGTTTGGGCAATCGGTTGGATTAATTCAGAAGTAGATGACATTTATTAGTCCTTTAAGTGTTTTTACCATAATTTTTTAGTTTATTAATCCCACTTGGTGCTGTAATGTGCTGCAGCTTTGACAGCATCATACTTATCTGTACCGCCTATCTCACCATCATCATAACTGGCCCCATTTCCAGCAAAATCACGATGGTCGTTATCGCCAGAACTAGTGTTGTTGTAACTAGGATCTTGTGTAGTTTGAACTGTTGTTTGAATAGCGTGCCTTCTAGTGTGTTTAATATCTTCTTGATAATGTTGCATAGTACCAGTTGAAACAAAGTCAGACGATGCGTATGATGTTGCGTTAACTCTATTTAGCTCACTAATATCTATAAGCGTAAATTGTCTTGTTCCTGTTAAGAATTTAGTTGCATTCTTATTTGGCACAAAGATAATACCTTCAATTGCACCATTAGCATCTGATAATATGGATGCAGTCTTACCGCCTAAAGTAGGTGGGAATTCTGTTTCATTGATGTACTTATCACCAGGATCAAGATAATTAGAATTAGTCGCTTGTGCCGCAAAGTATTGGAACTTTCCTGAACCTGTTTGAACAAAAGCAGAAATATCAGTTTCGTCATAGAATGGGAAGTAACGAGTATTAGGTCTCAAGCCTTGCGCTTTAAAGAATATAAATCGTTCTCTTTGGTATTGAATAGATGTTTCATAAAGTATTTCGTCTGCCATTGATGTCACGACTGTTTCACTCTTGACAATTGTACTTGTTACAGTAGAAGTCGTTCGACCATTCTTTGAAGTCTTACTTTCAGAGTAACCGGCTTTTAATGAATCTGCTTGTACACCTGACCAGTTAAAGCCCCAATCATTCCACAAGGAAGTGTTTGCTGGGTCTAGCTTTGTTCCGCCGTCAACAATCTTAGCAGGTAAACGAGAGGTGTCGAACCATGTATCAGTAGATGGTGACATTTTAATATGCCCAATAGTCACACCTAAGTTAAATGCGTTTACTGATGTTGCACTGGATGCCTGAGTATTTGAAGCATATACAACTTCTTCATAAAGAGGGTATACTGTATCGCCTATTAAGGACACACGATCAGAAGCATCAGAGTCATAAACAAGTTCAGAACTGTTTGCAACAAATGATGGTCTTAATTCTCTATTGAATACATCAGTAGATGCACGATAATCTAATGCAGTTCTTAAACTTTGTGAGTGGTCTGTAAAGTTGTCGGCAGTTAGGCCAACTTTTAGACGATTAACACCAGCCGAGTCAAGAACTTCTAAAGTAGCAGTTTCTAGCTCAAGCATGTTTAATGTAGTAATTTCTTCAATCTTGTCCATACGTGTTTCAAGATCAGATATATCTCTCATAGTGTAACGTCTGTTATCAACATACGTCATAGATACATCGCTATCATTCAATGTGTAAGGATTTATAGATAGTCTAGCAAGTTCCATTGCATTATCAGGAACGGATGGGTGTATAGGAAATAATGACCTTTCACCAGCAACCGCTTCAAATGTGCCTGCTTTATTCAATACAATTCTGTAACCTTGACCAAGATAGTAAGCAATGTCTGTAGTAATAAGATCAGTGTTAGCTGGAATTTCTACAGTTACCGCACCAGTTGAAGTAAAGTCAGATGCAGTGTTAGCACGTAAAGGTCTAAAGTCTAATACGTCTCTTAAAGAAACAGTCTCACCATTCTTTTGTCTGTATGATGGAATGTCTTCATATTCAACTTGACCAGTGTAAGAATTTACAGCAAAGAAGTCTCCGCCAGCTCCGTGTGCAAAGTGATCAAAGTTAACATAAACATCACCGCTTGGAGCAGAAAAGCCAGCACGTAATGTTAGAATGCCTTCCGAATAGAAGTTATCTCTTTGTCCATTGTCAAGTACATAATAGTCTGTAATGACATTACCAGCAGATGTAGCATCTCGTACTTCATTAATTCTAAATATGTCACCACGCTCTAGCTGAACTGTGTCGTCACTTTCAGGAGAAATAGTAGCCGTTCTATTTGTTAATGCTTTAGTTTTTACTGTGGCAGCACCTTTGTTGACATAGGCTAACAATGAAACAGCAGAAGATTTTTGAAGCGTTCCTAATGTAACACCTGTAGTTCCGTTACCACCAGCAGTCACAGTAATCGCACTTTCTACACCAGAAGAATCTGTTGATAGTAACCAATTTGTAGAGTTGGCAAAAGTCTCGCCTGTTGCAGACAATGAAAGAGCCAATGTAGCGTTAGCCGCTGCAGTACCAGTGAAACGTCTTTGTGTCGTCAATGATATGTCAGTTATGGCAGAAGGTCTGATACCTGATAAAGGGAACAATAAGTTATTATTAGAAGTGTCTTTTATTACAGCAACACTATTTTCAAGAACAAGATCAGCATAGTTAGTAGTGCTAAGACCTATACTTCTAACAGCACTAAACTGTTTAGCCGAAGCCATTACAACATCAAAGATGTATATTCTATAATACAAACCAAATTTCTCAATAGACCTTATTCTAGCCGTACCAATAGTTGCACCACCATGAGTAACAGCCGATCTTAAATTGACATTAGCCATAGTTGTAATGTTTGGCAAGCCTAACTTAGTCAAAGATAAAATGTAATTACCATACTCTGAGGCAACAACATCATTGTTTACTGTAGTAGTTGTTCTTGGCTTGTCAATAGGAATTCGTATTGGGTTATAAGATTCGAACCTTTTACCTTTTACATAAGCAATACCAGCATTGATTGTTATATCAAGTTTAGTTGCATCAGAATCGTTGGCTTGGGTTTTTATTATGAATGGCTTAACTGTATAGTTACCAGACTCTTCGAATGTCCTTTGAGCCAAGATGTCGCCTACGACACTCAAGCTCCTATCACCAGCAGACTTAACAGCCGCCATTAATCCATTGACAATATCAAAGGATGGAATGAATGTAGTACCAGCAGAAACATTAGCTTGTAATGCCAGTGCTAATGTAATCTTATATCTGTCTGCACCAGGAGCAGTCAAGTTTGGTGTGTCTGTTGAATTGTCGTAAAGTGCAGTATCATCAGCCGCTTTAACAACTTGTTCTGAAACAGTAAAACCAACTACAGCCGTAGGTGTACTTGAATACTTAGAAATAACAATGCTTTGCGCATTAGACTGAACGAAGTGACCGCTTACGAAGAATACTGATTCTTTTACCGAGAGCCTTGTACCACGCCCAACAGCTGGATTTGCAGTAGTATTAGTAGATTGTACTTGTAAGTTTGTTCCACTGACATCGCCATTGATAACTTCACCTGGTGTTAAACGAACAGGTGTGGTGGTACCAGAAATTGAATTGTTATTTACATACTCAACAAAGATTGTTGCAGGGTCACCATCAGCCGCTGCTTTGATTTCAACAATGCGAACTTTAATAGTAGATGTTTGTCCAGTAAAAATTTCACCGATTAAAGCAGAGAACGTTGTAGGTAAAGCATATGTAGTAGTATCTAGTTTACCAAATTCAAATCTTGTATCTAATTGAATACCACCCGAATGGACAGGCGCACCTTCTTTAAATACAAAACGAGCATGTTGCTCTGCTTCTCTTTGAATAATCGTTTGAAGTTGGGTTAACTCTCTTGCTTGAAGTGCTGAACCCGAATTAAAAAGTATTCTGTGATAATTATCGCTGTCTGCGAAATCATCTCTGTATGTCTGACTAAAGCTGGTGCTTGTAACGTTGCTTACCATTATTTTCTCTTCTTACAATTGAATTACGATTTTAATATCTTCGGTTTGGTCTGTGGCTCTAGTAATAGCGGCTCTATTTTCAACATACAACACTTCACCTGAATTTATGTTAATGTTTGGAGTTGTCCATGTACTTGCACTATCTAGTGTTCCAGCACCATTACCATCTGTCTCAGTCAAGGCTTCGGCAGTTGTAAATGCAGTAAAGCCTGTGTCCTCTGTCTGATGGTAACGTATTATCTTAGTCGATGTGCTATATGTATCAACGTATGCTTTAGCACCAGAAGACCCACCTAAGATAGTATTATCAGGAGTGAATGCTGTCGTCTGTGATGCTACTAATAAACTTTTAAGAGCAAATCCAGATGCCGCTGTAAAGTCGGAATCAGTTGTAGGGACTAATGGATTTTTAATTAAAGCTACTTGACGGAAATCATTATCAGTTATAAATGTGTTTGTTTCATTGCCAGCTGGTTTTGTATTGAACATAACAGCCTTTGCTCTAAGGTCATTTAAAGCGTTTGCACCAAAACCCTTATTAGGAGAAAGTACAGCACGTGCCGTAGCAGAACCAGCACCGAATGTTATAGTAGCTTTAGTGAAATCATGTCCGTGTCTAATGCCACCAGTACCATTTGAATCTAATAGGATGTCTACGACTGCGCCACCACTTATAATTGCCGTGGCTGTACAACTGTCACCATCACCAACTACTGTGACTGTAGGAATTGATGAATAACCAGTACCACCAGATACAACACGAATACTACCGATTTGACCTGATATTGCCGCTGTCTGTACGCCCTTTTGTTCTACTAAAGCCGCCGCTGACGAACTGTCTGTTGTCCCAATCAATTTTACAGGAACAAAGTTTGCAGAAAGAAACTTGTTTGCGTCTGTAGCAGAAAGGGTGTAAAGGAATTTCCAAGTGTAACCATCGGCTAATAAGAATGATGATGTTGCAGAGCCAGTTGGTTCTACAGTAGATGCTACAGCCGCACCAGTCGAGTCTTTACCTTGTTGTAGGCAAATATACACTGCATTATCGTCTGTGATAACAAAGTATGGTGTAGTAGGATGCGAAGCTATGTTATCGTCCCAACCATCATAAAGTGTACCAGCTGTCCAGTTATTTCTAGGAACAACATAAGAAACGTCTTCACCAGATTTAATTGATTGAAGTTGCAATCTTAAATTACGTTCTTCTCTTAAAGTATTAACAGGTGTTGGAGCTGTGTCTGAACTATCCCAATCGATAGAGTTACCTATACCGATATAATAAGATGCTGCTGTTGTTCCAACTTCTGCGATAAGACTATCAAGAAGTACCCTTTTTAAACTGTCAGTAATAATGCCTGTCATTTGTTTTTCCTATTAAGCTACTGTAACGCTTGATTGATTACCAACGAGATACCAATTAGCACCATCCCAGATAACTGTTGCGCCGTCATATTGAGCTAGCGCAAATGTAGAACCCTGTGCATAATTTGCAGGGGTTACAGTAGCTACTCCAGCTCCTTTGTTTGTAAATATTTTAGATTCACCGACTGTTGTACCATCGGCTAAAGACACTGCTAATGCAGAACCTTTATTACAGATTATATAGCCTACTGTTGCAGAGGCCGCACCATTTGCAGTTATTGTTGCAGATGTGATTGCGTGCTTATTAAGTACAGCAGAACCAGTACCCTTACCACCAATTGTAACATTAACATTAGTATCACCACCACTTGCAATAATCGTAGGACTATTACCTGTTGCGGCATTGGCTAATGTTACTTCATTAACTGCTGAACCTGTTGCAGTTACTTTAACTAACTCATTACCATTAGTGTCATTTAAAGACGTGCCATACTTACCTGTGTTTATTACAGGAGATGTCAAAGTCTTGTTAGTAAATGTCTGTGCAAACCCAGCAAAAGCAAACGTATCATTTCCAGCCAACAAAGGTAAAGTCACAGTCCTATCAGCACTCAATTCACTTACAGCAAACACATACTGGTGATCGGCAGACGTGTCATTAATTTGTGGTGTTGTTATGACAGGAGAAGTCAAAGTCTTATTTGTTAGCGTTGAAGTTCCTGTATCTAATGTTACAGTGCCACCAGCATCGGGTATTGTTATTGTTCTGTCAGCAGTCGGGTCTGTTACAAGTAATGTTGTTTCAAAGCTATCGGCAGATGCGCCTTCAAAGACAATAGAGTTTGAAGTCAGAGTGATACCAGCCGAAAGAACATCACTGTCTCCGCCTAATTTCTGAAAAAGTTCTACAAAATTGGAATTAATTTTAGTACCAGCAGAACGTAAAGTTTCGCCTGTGCCGTCATTAGCAGCCGCTCCAATCGATATGTTTTGCCTAGTCATTAAATTTTAATCCTTTAAGCTTTAATTAATGTTATTTATAACAGTTATATGAGTTGATTTGCCAAGTCTTATTGTTTTATCTAGTTAATATACCACCAGCTGAGTCTGCAAATACAGAGCCATGCTTGCCGTCAAAGTACGATTGATCCATAGTCTCGAATGTGTTAGAGAATTTAACCGCTTTAATTGTTCCGTCACTATCTTCATCGAACCTAGGTGAGTTGGCGTCAATAGCATCTTCAATATCGTTGTACATAGCATCAAACTGTGCAACAGTAAGTTCGCTGTATACCTTAACAGTTGCATTAAGATCAACACGTTCTTTATTAAGACCTGAATCGCTTGTATCATCAAAGATACCAGTGATAGAAGTGAAGGCAGTCATACTTAATGGAGTGCCTGTAAGTTGTAATGTAACTTGACCAGCATCACTATCTAAGATAGCCAAAGGTTGAGTTCCTAAGTTTAGGTTTCCTAGACTTTCAAGAATAACTTCACCACCAAGAAAAAAGCCTGATGGATGCACAAACGATTTGTATAAGTCTCTCCACTTTGCAATTGGTACTGATGAACGAACTAATATAGATAATACTTGATATAGCGCACCATTCTGAATATATCTCAATGATTCAGAACCAATTTTAGATTCACCTACAATAAACAGGTTAGCTTTAGGATAAACAATCTCAGGTTGCTCTCCATAGAACGTTCTAAAGAAAGTTTCAGATGAAGATAAAGAACCTTTAATTCTATAGTTATCAGCAAGCATACCAGCTATCAGCCGTGGGTCTTTAAAGTAATCGGCAGTCACAAGACCTTGACCGATTTCTCCGAATATCTGATTTAGATAGGTAAGTTCTGTTGCCCTTACGTCTCTTAACTTATATAAGTTCTGTATATCATTATCAAATCCATGATTTGCATCAGAATCCATATAGTCGTAATACTTCTCAAGAAAACTTACTAGCTTAGGATACTCGGCTATGTAGTGTTCAGGAAGAACTTCTCGGATCTTGCTAGTCGATAGATTCTGACCTCTGCGATCTTCATCAAGTAATGTTTGTTGAACCATTATAGGGCTACTTGTGTCTTGCCGTAATCTACTGTACCAGCAGTAAACGATCTAGTTGTATCGATATTTAGTACATAATTTCTAAGGGGTGTAACAGTTCCTTGATTTGCAGGAGTTACTGATATTCTAATATAATCAACTCCACCAGAAATTGATACTGGTGCAAACCCTGTTATTGAAATAACACCAGTCGTAGCATTGTAAGTACCCACGTTACTGATTTGAATACCACCATCTGCATCAACAACTTGAAGTTGTGTAGAACTTAATAGATTGCGTATAGTACATAGCTTACTATTAAATGTAAATGTGTTAGAACTGACAATATAGTGAACATCGTCTGGTACGGCGAGTTGGACAGGGAAAGTGACATCGTATGCCTTGGATGTTGCCAATGTAGGCACAAACCTTCGTTGCAACTTTAGGTCTATTTTTGAATTTAAAATAGAGTCACCTATGTTATCAATCTCTGTAAGTAAATTAGACCTTCTGAATGTTTTACCGAATGCGTTTAGATTAGTTGTAAAGTAGTTTGACACAATCGTAGCAACATTAGTTTCGGCACTTTTTAATGTGACGTTGGTTTTATTAGGGTTGAAGTTAAACAATGTCGATGTTTCAAGAAACGTTATAACAGGATCAACAAACTTTGTATCTATTGTCATAATAGCCAAAGGCTTAATAAGATTAGTTATGATTTCATCTTGAGTAGCAACCTTTGATGCGGCTGATGTCGTATCAGGAAACTTGAGAGATACAAACACTTTACCATATTCTGGTGTAGGTAAGTTATCTTCTCCGCCCCAAGCAATACAATCAGATACAGCTGGATATTTTGAAAGAATTAAAGCCTTATAGTCGTCGGCAGTAACAAGTCTGTTTTGAGCAGAGAATGCAATAGGAGCATTTGATCTAATAGACTCTATTGTTTCTTTGTCTGCACCGCCACTTGCGACTGTAGATGTCGTTGATACAATAGTATAAGCAGTACCATCAACTGTGATTGTGTTAGTTGGAGTGTATGTAGCACCACCATTTGACAATGCACCTTTAGAGGATAAGTACGACACAACGATCTTATTGCCAGCAACAGGAGCTAGTCCAGTTGTAATGCCGTCACTGAATGATAATTCATAGAAAGCATTAGGGGATTCTCTTAATTGGAAAAGCCTTGAACTTGTGTCAACTGTAATTGCCTTATGTAATTCCGAGTACACAATGAAATCAGAAGAAGCTGATGAAGTGAATACGTTTATTGCAACAGTTTTTGTATCAATGGACGTTTCAGGAATGACATAAATCTGACGATCTGTGGCTGAACCAACATAGAATGTTTTTGTTTTTAGAGTGCCTTCGACTAAAGGTATTGCCGTAGTACCAAGAGCACTTAGGAAAGAATAGTTACCTGTGCCGTCATCAGTAGCAGTGTGTGCCTCAAGCGTATAGAATGTGTATGAAATGTCATCAACACTTGTAGTAAAAGTAGAATACTTTGGTAGCGTTATTGTAGCTGGTCTGCCTACAGCAGTAATAGTAGTCGATAGAGCTACGTGTGCAGTTGCAGAAGTAATTGATTTTGGATTGTATCCAAGTGTTTCTGCATGTGACACAACAGATGATCGTAATTGTGCTGTATTTAAAAATGATTCATTAAGGGCAAAGTTTGCAACTAACCCATTGAAGTGAGTGTTGTGTGCCAAGACATCAAGTATGTTTGATAATCCAGATGCTTCAAAGTTATAATCAGCGAACTCGGTTTGTTGTGACAAGTGCGTTTTAAGACTTGTTTTGATTGTTGCAAAGTCGAGTTGGGTTGACTTGATATTAGTAGCCATATTATCTTAGCCTCGTTATGTTTGTTTCGAGTGTTACAATCTCATCGGAGCTTACTACTTGAAATGTTAAGCTGATACTGATACTATTAGCATCAGGTTGTAGATTAGTAACGACGTTTTTTACTTTTGCTCTTGGTTCGTATCTATTTAGAACTGATCTAATGACAGTATCAATTTCGAATATGCTGTCGTTATCTGCTAATTGAAAAAGAATGTTGTTTAAATCCCCACCAAAACTAGGTTGAAAAGGCTTCTCATATTTATTAGTCAATAGTAGGTTCTTAACAGCTTGTTTAACAGCCGCTGCATCTGTCTTCTTGAATATTTCACCAGAAGGTTTCTTTGCAAATGTTAAATCTATATCACTGAACAATTTATTACGAGTTGTTACAATAGATCTAGCACCTAAGTTGCCGTCTTCCACTGAAAATGCTCTTGATACCATTTTTATTCGCTTTTTATTAACTTTAGGGTTGACAACTTAGTATAACGTGTATATAATAAAGAAGTAATATATGAAGCCCAGTATATACTCAGCTCTTTTAGAATCATTACTAATTAAGTTTATTTATAACACTTATTACTAATCTTATAATTCATGTAAAATTAAATCACTAGAAGATAACACATTACCATTATATCTTGTTTCTACTTCGCTTTTAAAATTACCATCAGTCACATCATAACTTTCGTTTAACATAGGGCTTATGATTATCAACTGACAACTTAATGGCACTTTAGGATCATAGCTATCATAGTCTAATATTATTTTCTGTGTAGTGGCTAAATCTTTTAAAAGATCAGCAAGCCAAAACGTTTTTTCAATATCTACAATACCAGACTCGTTTTGTATTTCCCATACAGCCGCACGTCCTTCTGACTTGTATTTATTAACACTATCTGACCACCCTTTTGATGCAACATCGTTTGGTCTTACATTGTAAAGACCTTCTATTACAACTATTCTATAATTATGCATCTCATTCTTAAATTGAGGGTCATTATACTTTTGTAATATATCAGCGTTCACTTGAAAATTTCTGGCTATCTGCGCTCTATCTTTTTTAGGAACTTGAGATATTATTCCAGTCGCACCTTTAGCACCAGTATATGTCGCCAAGGTTATTGATCCTGACAACTTAGTTTTATTATTAATAATAGCATCGTTTTTTATAACTATCTCTGGTTGATAATTAACACTTGGATTAGTATCTGGCACAACAAAAGCAATGTTATTACCTCTTGATGCACTGCCAGCAGAATTTCTACTAGTTCTTGGTGACGACTTTTTACTTTTAATCTCAACTAAATTTGGTGGGTTGGTTTTTGCATATGATGGAGATAAAATTCCAGACGCTATTGCTTGACCAATAAATGCTGTATTAGTTTTATTACTAGGAGTTCTTAGTGCCGCACGCACTTCTTGTATATTCAATTCTTTTGTAGAGAAGCCACCTGTAGCTTTTGTTTTATCTAATGCTCTTAATAGATGATCGTCAATATCTACTTTAACATCTACAGCACCTATTGTTGTGTTGAATAATAAATCATTTACAATAGCCGTCGTCGGTGCAGCCGTTGTAGGAGTTGCTGTATCTGTGATAGCAGTACCACCTGATGTTGCAGTTGCGGCATACGATTGTGATCTTGCAATTTGTGCTATACCTTTTAACGATCCGTGGAATGTAGGTGCAGTAACTCCAGCTACAAACGTAGCTCCTTTGCCGTACATTGTAATATCCGTACCACCAATTGTTCCTGTTCCACCAAAGACTGATAGATTAGTTGCCGCAATGTTCATATTAGCAGACGATTGATGTAATCTAGTTCTAGCACTGATTTGCGTAACTGAGCCTGATGAAAGATGCATATCGCCTTGAGATGTAACTCTTGCAACACCTTTGATAACTTGTGTCATATCACCTAATACAGTGTTAGTCATTGATTTGATAACAGTTTTAGATGCGTGTCCTTTTGTTATATGACCAGTGTTCTTTTCTACAATAGTTCTGGAAGAACCTTCTATATTCTCAATCTTATCTTCACCAACAGTTAATTTATATTCACCATTGACTTTAACATTGTAATCACCAGCTATCTCCATATCTACGTTACCACCATATACTATTTTGGCGTCACCTAAGATAGTGATATGTTGATCTTTTGATACTGATATAATTTGAGACCCCGAAGCGATTATCATTCTTCCGTCTTGGCGTATTTCAACACCATTACCTGAATTGTGCTTTAGTATTATTCTTTCGTTACCAGGAGTGTCGTCCATTTCAAAGCTATGACCAGTTGCAGTCGTGGTTGCTCTATTCAATGTTCTTTGAGATGGAACTGGATCAGAACTTATTAACTTATCAAATCCACCAACAAGGCTGAGACTTGTATAATCTGCACCAATAGAAACTCTTGGTGTCGTACCTGTATACCAATTTTTAAACTGAGGGTATACGCCAGTGACGTCAGAATACAAATCTGTCTCTTTGCCCTGCTGAACTACAATAGGTCCTAGCCTTAGCTGTCTTTCGTTAAGATTATCATTAGATGTTGTCATTAATTCTGTCTCGCTGTAATCAATGCAGACCTACTTAAAGGTCCTAGATTATTATTGTATTGTACTGCGTTTGATTTACTAAAGGTGTTTAGTATATATGCGTCAACGTCAAACCCAGGATCGATGTCGTTGTTTTCTGTACATTGATTATGACCTAATACTTGTCCACTCTGAAATACTTTATAGAATATTCTTAGGAAATCTTTCTGTGCTTTCATTTGTGCCACTGTAATTGATTCTGATGATAAGAAAGACTCTGGGTTGTCTGTTCCTGATAGACAATTATAACCTGCAACGTGGGCTATACCAATACTGTACTGGTTGTGTCCAAAGTCGTTTGCATGCGCACCTTCTATATTTAAAGGTCTGCCTCGTTGTATTGTTCCGTCTCTTTTAATTATATAGTGATAACCTAGTCCAGAAAATCCTGTACCTGTATGCCATTGATGAATATCTTCTGCACCAATGTGTGGTTGATCAATAAAATTACCTGTCCAGTGAATTACTGTCTCAGTTATTTCTCTTGTACAATTAGAAAGTTCTGCCTCTAATTCATCTAAACTTGAAACTATACTAAACGAATAGCCTTTCTTATTAGATGCTGGACTTTTTATTACAGTCGAAGCACCTTGCCATTCACCATTTTGTGATCCAATAGTATAAACTGGTGCAGTAGAGATGCCAAGGTTTGCATAGACAGAGTTCAATTGATTTACTAAAGAGCCAACTGATGTGTCAATATTAGATAGTTCGGTTTCAATTTGAATTGCAGTTAAGTTAGAATAACCATTTAATAGATTTGCGGCTGTAAGATAATCTTTTTTATCTAAGAGCGCAGACACTTGTTTCCTTGTCTCGTTAGGAACTATGATGCCTGTGTCTTGTGTTAGTTGACCTATTGCATATCCTATAGGATCTATTGTTGCACCTATTATATCTTTAATAGATTGATTAAACCCCTGATCAAAAAACTTAGTTAATCCAGAAGTGATATTATTAGTTGATGTCTCTAAATCTTTAAAAATGCCACTCGGTAAACCATCGACAGTGCTTGCAAATTGGCTTATAACTGAACTTGATGATAATGCTTTAGTAGCATTAGGTGCAACACTTTCCATTGCACTTGACAGTTTGTCTAAGGCAAGACCCGATTGTTGTTGCAAAGCAGACGCAATAGCTTCTGGTGTGGGCATAGCTAAAACAGTGCTATTAATTCCTATCTTTATATCGTCTGAAAGTCCTGTGATAGTTTTTAAAGCATCACTTGAGCCACTAGCAAAATCATTCGTAAGATTTACACCTTGAGGATTTTCTTCAAGTAAAGCAACTCCTTTGTTAATAACAGTAGTATCTGCTTCAACTAATCCATCAATCTCTTGCGTCAATGCTTTCCAACCACCATGAATTTTACCAACAGTAAGCCCAACCTGTGTTGACTGTAAGGCAGTAAACTTTGATTGCGCAGATATAGCGGCAGTTTGAATCACATCAAAGTTATTTGTATTGGCTAAAGATTTGATTGTTTGATTTAAATTTTTTAAACTTACTGTAGGAGTAGTAACCATTATTTGAACCTCTTAAAGATTTCGCGTGCAAGTTCAATTCTTTTATCTCTTGCAGAACCATCGCTTCTTTCATAATATTTATCTACTGTGATTGCGGCGTTATCGACACCACTAGATGCTCTTATTTTAGACAAAGCCCTTTTCTCTTTTCCTACAAGCTCATACAGTACAAATGAAAGCTGTGTTGATAACAAATCTTTTGATTTATTGATTTCGTGAGAATAGTTTATAAGATCAGTATATCTAGTATCTCTCCACTGTGCTATACCATAGGCTTCTTTACCTTCATCACTTGGATTAAATGCAGTCGGACTAATAGAGACACCTGATTCTGCCGCAAAGTTACCTACAAGTCCAGCAGCTTGTTCTAAAGTAAACCCTCGGTCTGTAAAAAAGTTAAAACTTTTCTCTGCATTTGTACTACCTTCTAAGTCACTAACCAATGATTCACCAGATAATCCAGGCGGTCTTAAAGGTGGCAATTGGTATGTTTCGCCAGAAAAAACTGATTCGCATTCACTAGACGGACGCATTATAGAAGGAATAGTACCTAAGACTAATGGTACTTGTGAATCTGTGCCGTCTAAGAACACACCAAATACTTGTGCGCCAGTTTCCAACATAGTGTTTGATCCATGACCACCAAATCCAGGTTCTGTTGTGGGAACTACAACTGATGCCCAAGGAAGATCAGAATTTTTTATGTCCTTACTGTGAATACCAGTAATTCTAATTTGAACTCTGCCTAAAGATAAAAAAACATCATTGTTATTAACAATAGTCCCAAAAAAGAACCTATTAATATCATCTCCGTAAAAACTATCGCACGTCATTTTATATTTGTTTCCCTTGGAAGATCGGCTAGTTTTACACAACTAGCAATTACATCATATCTCTCATTCTTAAATGAATGTCTGACTGCATACATTAGATAATCACCAGACTTTTTCTGATCTTCTAAGCTTTCTTCTTCTCTGCTAGGGTTAACTGCCGTGTCTAAAAACTTTAATGTTATTTGATTGCCTATAGTGTTACTATATGCACCATTGAGAAAGTTTCTTCCTGGTAATATAACTTCAATTGCATTTCTTATAATAGTTTCTCTCAACGCCTCGTTTGTCACCTTTAACTTGTGTTGTGATAAATCGACTGCTTCTGAATAACTATTCTTAGAATTGTATACATCTGACATCACAACCTTAGTAACGACTCTGGATTTTAATTGTGCGACTGGTATTTCATTTAACTTGTAGTTATTTGAATACGTCAACACATTTTGATTTTTTGCTATGATTTGATTAGACTTTAGTACTTGTAAAGTATCGTCTAGGTTGTGTGTCACACCACCATTTTTAATTTCAGAACCAATAGTAGGATCATAGAACTTGTACTGTGCGCCGACTAAACCCTTTTGTATTAAACTAACAATCTCGTCATTACTCTTTGAAGTGTAGCTTTGAATTAATTGTGCTTGTTCTTCTATGCCTTTTGAAGCCGCAATTGATGTTGTAATTTGTGAATAGACGTATGGCACAGGATCAGGATTAGTTGATAGCATCAAGTTTAAAGGTATTATATGTAGTTTATCATTAGCCAAAGTCGAAAAGAAGTAATATGGAACACCATCAATAGTAGTTGCTCTTTCATTTACCCATCTTGCCGCTTGTAGAGGCGTCATGTTTGGTATTAGAACCTTTATAGGCGATTGAGCGTCAGCTTGTACAGGACCAGAGAAGTCTTTACCTAGATTGTCACGAATGATGTTCTGGACTATATCAACTGGTTTACCTTGGTACGCCTTGTTTACATTAATCAATGTAGAATTAAACGCATGGACTTCTACTATACGAATTAAGACTGCTGAAGTTCTATCATTGCTTCTTACGTTTTTGATTGTGTCCTCAATGACAAACTTTTTTGTTATTGCTACTGCTTCTTCGTCTGGCAACTTAAACGTCAATTCTATAAACTCTGCACCAGAAAATCCAATGTAGTTGTATACATTTGCGTCATCAATAAACAATATTTCGCCTGTAATGTACGGCTTATCTAAATGTTCATATATGTCAATATCAGTAATGATGTTTTTAATATCAACTGTAGTATTGCTTGTATCAACAGAAGACGTTATGATTGCAGATTGCAATACATAGTCGTGAGCACTCATTGCTTTATTTTTAGTTGTTGCGTTCATTAGGTGGATCTAACAGAATCTTGATACGCTTTAACGACTTGCCCAATTGCATTAGGCTTAATGATTTTTAATTGTCTTAAAGTGTCGTTATCTTTTTGATACCTTTCAAGGTATGTGACAGGAGTTAATAATGCACTGACTGCTGAATGTGGATCAACGTCTGTACGTTCATTTGCTCCATTTACATAATGATGTGGTGCAAGATGTTCTAAAGTAGATCCAGATAGTTGAATAGTTTCTGGGAATTCAACATCACTGTTATCTCTGACCAATTCTGTACTAGTGAATGATTCCGTACTTGTAGTCCTAATAACTAATTGACCTAAATCCAAGTTTCTTTTTATGATAACACCAGTTGCACCAGATGTCTGACCGACTAATGCGTCTCCCACTTGAAAATGAATAAAAAGCTCTGTACTATTACGAGTAGTCAAAATAGTGTTAGGATAATCTTTAATTGCTTTTGCTCTAATCTCTTGTACTGTCAAAGGCCAACCACGCTCTCGTAGGTTGTCATTCAATAAATACAAAGTCCAGTAATATTTTACAGTGGCATAAATATCTTGTGAAACAGTATCAGGTCTTTCACCATCTTGAATATTGTAATACTCATAAAAGTTAACATTGTCTTTTATCTGATCTATAATATCTACATACACAGACAAATTTTGAATAGCAGTTTGTGATTTTTCGTTTCCAAATTTGTATAATGATATGGGGTGATTTGTAAAATACATTATTAATATCCAGCTGTTATATCGTTGCGAGTAAGAGTTCTTTCTTCTCCAAATGATAATGTTATATCAACTTCTGATGGTTTTCCATCTTCATGCCAACTCATAGATTGTGGGTTATACACTGATTGAAATCCACGAAGTACACTAGTAAGAATTTTAGTACCTACTGGCTGATCATTGTATCTCATTGTAATATCAAACTTGTCAGGAAACTTATAACCAATAGGAACGTTTAGACCACCTGCTTCTTGTGCATCAAAATCAATATCAATTGTTTCTGGATACATAGTTGTACGGAAGAATTTTATTATATTTTCAATCTCTATTGCTTCTCTTTGAGATGTGGCTATTAATTTAAAAGTAAACGAGAACTCTCTTAGTGCAACAGATTTAAATAGGTTGATAGTGTTAGGGTTTACTGTCACTGCTAAAGCATTTGTAACGGCACCACCAGCTATAGCACTTTTTTGTGCTAATCTAGTTGCCGCTAATCTTGCCGCCGCTTGATCAGCAATACCACCTTTTAACAAGTTTATTGTACTACCTGTTGCTTGACCAACACCTCTTGCTAATGAACTTACCGCACCAAGACCAGATTTAATACCAGCAGAAGCAATACCGCCTATTGCACCAAGTTCCATATTCTCATATGATACCTGATCGTCAAACCTAAGACTTGATGGAAGATATAGTATAACACCAGTATCATACTGGGGTATTGATTTGGCTGATGAGACAATCGGTTGTAGGTCATTTGGAGAACCTAATCCTACACTTGTATCAAATTCACTTGCTCTTGCAATTTCACGTTGCGTTTCTAAATATGCCGTTGTAGCAGAGTTTACCAACTGTGATAATACACCAGCCCCATTTTCTCTCCTAAAGGCGGCACCTATATTAGCACCAGATATTTCAGGTGCCGTGTACACAACTGGTGTGAATCGAATGGTGCCTTTGTAATCATCTCTTTTATGAAATGGAAAAGTATAAGGACTTGCATTGGCGTTTGTCATGTTTTTAACCTGATAAATAAAAAGGAATTATATAAGATATTTATACACTAAAATGGCATACTCTGGAAAGTATATAGTTAAAAACCCATCTAAGTACAAAGGTGACCATACACGTGTCACTTATCGTTCTTTATGGGAAAGAAACTCATTCGCTTGGTGCGAAAACAACCCTAATATAAAAGATTGGTCTTCTGAGGAAACAGTGATACCATATTACTATGATGTTGATAAAAAGTACCATAGATACTTCATGGATCTTAAGATTACTTATACTAATGGTAAAACATGTTTAGTTGAGATTAAACCAGACAAAGAAACTAAACCGCCTAAAAGACCTGACAAGACAAGACGTTACTTGAATGAATCATTGACTTATATTAAGAATATGAATAAGTGGGACGCCGCAAGAGAATACGCCAAGGATCGTAATTGGGGTTTTGAGATATGGACTGAGGACACCTTGACTCAAATGGGGATATTAAAAAAAGCCTTAAAGCCATTGAAACCTCTTAGAAAACCTAAGAAAAAACCTAAGAAAAAGGTATAAATAACTACATGAGTAATATTTTTAAAAACATGGAATTAGAAGCCTTTCGTAACGGAATTCAGCCGCGTACTAAACAGTCGCGTGAATGGTTTCGTAAGAAGGCTGTTGCAATGGGTAAAGTCAATCGTGCAACTCTAATGAAAGAAGACCCTATCGTTCTAAAGAATAGAACAGTGCTTGGATCTATGTGTATGTTTTTCTATGACCCAAAAGGTAAAGACACTTTACCATTCTATGATTCATTCCCTTTAGTTATCGTTTTAGGTCCTGCCAAAGGTGGTTTTATGGGATTGAACTTACACTACCTACCATTAGTTCTACGAGCAAAGTTTTTAGACAATTTACTTGATGTGACAAGCAATAAAAAATATAATAGAAGCACTCGATTTGATGTGACGTATGATCTTTTACAAGGTGCGGCAAAGTTTAAAGAGTTTAAACCATGTCTAAAGCATTACTTGTCTAGTCAAGTAAGAAGTAAGTTTGCATTTGTAGAAGCACCTGAGTGGGAAATTGCCGCTTTCTTACCAACAGCCGATTTCCAGAAAGCGTCTGCAACTAAAGTCCATGCAGATTCAAGAAGAAAGATTAATAAATGACATATAGTGTAGATCAATTAAAAGGATTGATGTCTAGTAAAGGTGGCATTGCAATGGGCAATGTCTACAGAGTTATACTTCCGTCACTTCCCGGTGCGACTTCTACAGATGTAAATTTGTTATGCTCAAGAGTAAATATTCCAGGCAAACAGGTTGTTACGTATGATCGAGAAATTGGTCACAAGATGGAAAAAATTGCATACAGACAATTGTATGAAGATGTTACTATGACTTTCTTCTTACTGAATGATTATGGTGTGCGTAACTATTTTGATACTTGGACAGACGCAATCGTAGATCAAGACTCTTATCAGATAAAGTATAAGAACACATATACAAAACAGATTAAGATACAGCAATTAAAGAAAGGTATTGGTTTTCCTGTGTATTCTACACCATTGGGACTGCCTTTGTTACCAGCAGAAATACAGAACAGACTTCCAAGTATAGGTGGATTTGATCTTGCACAAGGAACATTCGACTTAGATTTCATTACGGACGATAAAGTAGTGTATGAAGTTTCTTTAGAGGAAGCTTTTCCTACTACTATAACAGGTGTAGAACTCGGTAATGCTAATGGTGAGATACTTGAGTTTAACGTCACTTTCTCGTACACTAAATACAATATAACAAAGAGCAGACAAGCAACACCTAACAGTGATTTTATAACGTCACAACTTGGCACATTATTAACTAATATATGAGGACTACCTGAATGGCACTACCAAAACTGAATGATACTCCAAAGCACGAACTTGTTATACCTTCAAGCAACCAAAAAATTAGATATAGACCTTACTTGGTGAAAGAAGAAAAGGTTATGATGATGGCTATGGAATCACAAGACATGACGGCAATTCTTAATGCCGTGGCTGATACAGTCGATGCTTGTATTGAGAATGACATTAGTACGAAAGAGTTGGCTATATTCGACATTGAATATTTGTTCACACAGATACGAGCAAAGTCTGTTGGCGAAAGTAGCAAAATAAACCTTAAATGTTCTAATAAAGAATGTGAAGTTGATAACGAGATTGATGTAGATATTTCAAGTATCACGATCGATGTTCCTGATATTGATCATGTCATTAAGATTACTGATGAAATTAGTATAGAAATGAAATGGCCTTCGTATTCTGATATGTTAGAGTTGGGTATCACAGATGCACAATCAGCTAACGAAGGTGCGTTTGCAATGATTGCTAAATGTATTAGTGCAATCGTCACAGAAGAAGAAAGAATTGTGACATCTGATGTACCAAAAAAAGAAGTGTCAGACTTTATTGACTCTATGACTAAAGACCAGTTTTCTAAAGTAAGTGCCTACATTGAATCTATGCCTAAACTATCTCACACAGTCAATTTCGATTGTAACAAATGTAAACATGCCAACGAAATTGTTTTAGAAGGTTTGGCAGATTTTTTTTAATATGCCTTTCTCACGACAACTTGGTGAATTATTACGGAACAAACTTTCAATTGATGCAACATCATAGTTACTCATTGACTGAAATAGAACTAATGATTCCGTGGGAAAGAGAAGTCTACTTGAATATGTTAATGGATTATTTGAAAGAAGAAAAAGAAGCAGAAAGACAAAGGAACGCCTAACATGGCTGATGCAACACTCAATGACGTAATATTAAAATTACGTGCTGATAACGATAAACAATTAAGAGAACAACACAGCACAACAGATGCAGTTAAAAACTTGTCTAGTACCATAAGAGCGTTGCTTGAAAAGATGGAAGGCGACGCATTAAAGAATCGTGAAGCTTTACTTGAGGCCAATAAGAAAAATAAACAACCTAAACCAGATACGAACACTAGTAGTAGAAGTAGTAGTAATGGTAAAAGTTTAGCTGTATTTGGTAATCCTTTTAAAGGTTTGTTCAGTAGTATAGGTTCGCTTGTTGCATTTGCTGGAGCGTTTGCATTGGCTACTGAAGGTTTAGGTCCTTCTATAAAAGATCTAAATAAATTTACAAAAGGTATGAACAAATTATTCCTCTTGCCAGCAAGATTAGCAACAGACCTTGTTGTAGCTCCTGGAAAATCCATATACGATAAAGTCTTTAAAAATGTTAAGTTGATCGAGGATTCGGTAGAAAAACGTTTTAGCCCCTTTTTAAGACGAGTGACTCCAGGTGATATTGCAAGGGGGTTGAAAACAAAGAGTGGAGAGCTAGTTAAACTTGGACAGGTCACTAATTTAGCAGATGCAAGAGAAAGTTCGCTTACTCAAAAACAAAAACCTCAAAGTGCCTTAGTTCGTTTTTTTAGTGACATAAACAGAATGATTAAAAATGTTATGCCTACCAAAACAGTAAAAAGTGCGATAGAAAAACTAAAACCAGTATTCGAAGCGATTAAAAATAATAGAATGTTGCTAAACATTGTTAGGTTTGTAAAACCGCTTGCCGCAATCCTTTCTGTATTTGATGGTATTAAAACCGCCAGAAAAGAGATGGAAGACGAACAAGGTATTGTTGATAAATTATTTGCTGGTACAGGTGGTTTGATAGGCGGAACTCTTGGCTCTTTCTTTGGAGAGTTTGCAAACGTGCTAAAAAATATACCTATTTTTATTATCAAAAAACTGTTACCAAAAGATTATTTAATAACAGATAAAGATGGTAATGTTACTATTAATAAAGATAAAAACCTATTAACTAAAATTTTAGGTGGAATAGAAACACTCGACTTCAATCAATTAATTAAAGACCTTATTCAAATTCCATTTGAAAAGACGGGTGAGGCAATCACATCTATAACAACTGGTCTTGGGTGGACTGGAACTGAAGACGAAAAAATTAAATCAAAAGCCGCATGGACTACATGGTGGAATAACTGGAAGACACTGAATGGTTTCGGAAAGAATGTGTCTAGTATGGCTGGCGTTGCCTTTGAAATAGTATATTCTCCTGTCAATACAATATTAGAGGCACTTTTAAAGAATTTCACTAAGGATGGACAGGATAGAGAAAAGACTACTATGATGGAAAAGATAAACAAGTTTGCTCTTTTCATACAAGACCTTATTCCAAGTCCACAGTATTTCATTGATCGGCTTCCTGAAGGAGTTGCAAAAGCATTAGGGTTAACACATTCACGACAACATAATAATGATTTAATTAACAGTACCAGCGATATCCGTGAAATCATAAAAGACATTAATAACATTAAAGACCTTCGAGCTGATATGAGATTAGCTAAAGTTAGAGCGACTGGAAGTGGTTCTTATATGTTGAATAGTGATTTAGAGCAAGAATTTTCTACCCGATTAAAAGAACGACGAGAAAAACTAAAAGCAGAAATATTCAATAGTAAACTAACACAATTTAATGCCAATAACGATGGAGCTAAACTTGATGCGCCTGTGATAAATAATAATAACAATGCTATCGGTGATGCTGTTTTTCTGTCAGCTCCTGAGTCACATCATCCTGAAAGCCTACGATTTCCTAGATAGTAAAACTTGACAAGTCATAATACCTAAGCATGTATTAAAACTGCTTTACACTAATTAAAAGTAATTGTGGTCGGTGCAGGTTTGCTAGACTTTATTATTAGTATCACAGGCGTCATACTAAATAGTTTTAAGGTTCGAGTCCTTAACCGACATCAATCAATATTAGTGCTTGACAACACCATCATTTTATTCTATAAGATATGTATATTGACATAGGAGAATATGCTATGATGGAATTTATTGAAAGCCCTAAAACATGGTTCAAAGCAACTAATTCGATTGAACCAGTGGACATCTTTAAAGATGATTATTCAGAAAATACATGGTTCGTTTGTATACCAAATCTATCTAACGCATTTGAAACATTTGAAGAATGTAAAGAATGGGCAGAAGGATCTGTCGGAATAAAATCTTGACACCTCTCAAGTTATCGTGTAGACACATATTATAAACATAAACAGAAAGATGAGTTTTATTATGACAGACATTCAAACAGTGACAGAAATGGCAAAGCGCATGCGAAGTCTGCATCGCCGTTCAGCACTTTTCGGAAAAAGCCGTTACACTATTCTTGAAGAGATTAGTCTAATTGCTGAGGAATATGAGATCATGGCAGATCGTATTGAATCTACTATGGTTAATGAATTAGGAGCGGATGTATAATGCAATTACAAGATACAATCAATAGTATAATTCAATGGCATTATGATCGTAATTTGATTGATGGAAGTTCAGACAAAGATCAGTACCTAAAGCTCATACAAGAAGCTGGTGAGTTGTCTGATAATATTTGTAAAGGTAAAGACATTCGTGACGACATCGGTGATATGATGGTTGTCCTTATCAATATTATGGAACGTAATAACTTAACTTTAAATGAATGTCTTGAAGTTGCCTATAACGATATTAAAGATCGTAAAGGTAGAATGGTTGATGGTGTGTTTGTTAAAGAGGATGATAAGTGAAACTACTACAAGGCGATTGCTTGGAACTAATGAAGACTATACCTGATGGTTCTGTTGACTTAGTGCTGACAGACCCACCATATGGAACTACAGCTTGTAAATGGGATATTGTTATTCCTTTTGAACCTATGTGGGATCATTTGAAGCGACTAATTAAACCGAACGGCGCGATTGTATTATTCGGAAAAGAACCGTTTTCAAGTGTTTTAAGATGCTCAAATTTAAATATGTTTAAATATGATTGGATATGGAAAAAAGATACAAAGTCTAATTTTCCACAAGCATCATTTCAGCCATTAAATAATATTGAAGATGTTATTGTTTTTTCTAATGGCTATGCGAGAAACTTTCCAAAAGGTAGTGACAAGATAAATGACATAATGGTTTACAATCCTCAAATGTCAGATGGAAAGAAGTATAAAATCCCAAAAGCCTCAAAAACAACAGAAGTTTTTAATGTAAATCATAAGAATGGAGAATA